TGCGCCTCCACGGTCCGCTACGGGTTTCCAAGTCGATCACCAGGGACGAGCCGCACCAGGACCCACCGTACTGGGCTCTGAGAGCCTCACAGACGGCTTTTCGCAGCTAGGGTGGTGTGACGGTACCCTCGATTTACCACAGAGCCTCTCAGATGTCTATGTGAACTTGATCACATAATGAGCAGATCATCGGGGTAAATTCAGAAACCGTCATGTACTACAGGGTGAGAGGGTAAAACTCCTAGACCCTCCCCTGAGAGAGGGGGATAACAGGGGGTGAGAGCCTCGCTTTTAGGCTCGGCTTCTAGAGAGCCGCTTCGGGGCGGCTCGATCTAGAGCGGCTTTAGGCCGCTATATGGTCTCGGTCTTTTGTGACCGAGCCCTGGAGGCCCAAGACGGAAGGGCTCGTATCGACAGCTGAAGCTGTCTCTGAATCGCCCGCTGGATGCGGGCTCTGTTCTGAATCGCCCGCTGACAATGCGGGCTCTGATCGGCCCGCTGACAATGCGGGCCTCTTTTATTTAGGAGGGGTCTTGACATCCGGATGGCTGTCATCGACCCGCCGCAAGGAGCTCCCTCCCCATTGGGAGGGGATCCGACAAGAGGTTCTAGACGACGCTGAAGGCGTCTGCGAAATCCGAATGCCAGGTTGCCTTGGATGGGCAACCGATGTTGATCACATCAACCGTGGAAATGATCATTCCCGCCGCAATTTGCGTGCGGCGTGCTCGAAATGCCACGGGAAAAAGTCATCCGCTGAGGGGAACGCCCGAAAGCGGGAATTGCGAGCCAGGAGGAAGCGCCCACAGGACAGACATCCCGGCTCTTTGTAGCGGCCAGGTGCTGCTAGATACCCAGGAGGTAGCCACAGTGGGAGCTGCAACACGCGGCCCGGTCCCTGAGAGGACAGACCAGACCGTTCGCCACAGCGAGCCGGTCGACAAGATCGAAGTCTTCGGTGAAGTGAGAGTGCCAGACCTCGGAGACGTGAGTTTCCGTGGTGAGACGCACCCGATCATCAAGGACCTGTACCAGGCGATGCAGGAATCCGGCCAGAGCCGGTTCTACGAGCCGTCAGACTGGCAAGTCGCTCGCCTCACACTCCTCGCGCTGAACGAGGAACTCATCGCAGCCAGGCACGGAGACAAGCCGATTGGCGCGATGAAGCTCACAGCGCTGAACCAGATGCTCACGACGCTCATGCTGACCGAAGGCGACCGCCGCCGCGTCCGCATCGAGCTCGAACGGAAGCCTAGCCAGCCCGAAGGCGTCGTCATCGACGCTGCTGCCCAGTTCAAGCAGTGGCTGGAAGAGCCGTAATCCCCCAGGTCCCCCGGGGCGGGTAGGCGTTTCCTCCTCCTTTCCCGCCGAGAGCCCCGCTACCGGCTCCCCGTCCCGGGGTTGACCACTCCCGAAAGGAACCACATGGCAGTAATCGGTATCGAGCTCGAACCGGATCAGCTCGTCCTCACCCGTCGTCGCGACTTCAAATGGACGTTCGAGAACTTGGACGAAGACGGCAACGCCGTCGACTTCCCCGCAGGAGAGCTGTTCTTCGAGCTGGACACAGGTGGGCAGCACAACGCTGTTCAAGAGGTCCAAGTGCTCGGAGCTACAGGCGGCACGTACACGCTCAACATCAACGGCGTGAACACCCCGGCCATCGACTACAACGACGTGTCCGAGAACCCGCAGGGTCTCGCTGGCGACATCACCGACGCGCTGGAAGCGGCGGTCGGCGCTGGGAACGTCAAGGTCAACCCGGTGACGCTCTTCCCAGCCTGGACGCTCAACTTCAACCTCAACAGCGGCAAGCCGCTCACCGAGCAGCTCGTCAACACCATCAACAAGGCCGCGAACGACTTCTTCAACACGTTCGAGCAGCTCTTCGGAGTAGACGTGGAGATGACCGTCACCGACGCGTTGAACTTCAAGCTCAAAGTGACCTCCCTCAAGTCGTTCGATGAGGTCGGTGTCATCACCTTTGCGGTCGATGTCACGTCCACAGCGGTCAAGAACTTCTTCAACAGCTTCGCTGGCCTCGTCGGCGCGGTGAACACCGTAAGCGTGGACTTCTACTGGAACCGCACGTACGAGATCGAGTTCATCGGAGAGCTGGCGCAGAAGCCGATACAGCCCATCACCGCTGACATCAGCAACCTGACCGGAGCATCGAAGGCCGTCAAGGTCAGTGTCAAGCGCCCCGGCAAAGAGCGACTAACCCGGTGGGACTTCGACATCGACGGCCCCGTAGCGGATCTGAAGGTCGAGAGCGAAGAGGCTGACTTGATAGCCGCACGTACCCGCTGGCAACTGGTGTTCCTCGAAGACGGGGAGCCCGCAGGCGGCGAGCCGATAGCGCGCGGATTGGTGTGGGTGCAGGAATGAGACTCAAGGGATACCCAACTGACGGCAGGCCGGCACTCTCCTACCTGGGAGCTCCCACAGGCTCCATCGTCGGCACAGATCGCCGCCCGGTAGACCGGATCGTCTCGGTGCCGGGAAAGCCTGGACCTCCTGGAGATCGCGGCCCGAAGGGAGACGGCCTTCAGGTCGACGGAACTGTCGCAGATTCAGCGTCACTGCCTACCGCAGGGGATCATCCGCTGGAGTTGTGGGCCACCACTAGTGACGGTCAGTTCTGGCTGTCGGACGGCACGGTGTGGTACCTGGCAGATGTCAGAGGTCCGAAGGGTCCTATTGGTGATCAAGGCCCGAAGGGTGATCAGGGTCCGCAAGGAATACAAGGCATTCAAGGGCCTGAAGGGCCTCCAGGAACTACGTCTTGGGATGGCATCACTAACCGTCCCAGTAATTTCCCCCCGTCAGCCCACAGTCACGCGATTGGAGACGTGACCGGGCTACAGGAGGAGCTCGACACCAAGAAGGATGCTGACGGCGTGTGGGGCATCGTCTCCTACTACTGCGAGGACGAGAACGACTTCCAAGGCCAGATCGACACCAAGATCACACAGGCTCAGGCTCAGACCCTTGTCGACCAGGCCGTCGCCCAGTTGTTGGACGGATCTCCCGAAGCGCTGGACACTCTCAACGAGTTGGCCGCTGCACTGGGTAACGACCCCAACTTCGCTACTACGGTGTCAGCTCAGATCGGGAGCAAAGCCGATAAGGCGACGACGATCACCGCAGGTACCGGACTCAGCGGAGGCGGCGACCTGTCCGATAGTCGCACTCTCTCAGTCAACTTCGGCAGCGCACCCGGGACAGTCTGCCAAGGAAATGACGCACGCCTGTCCAATGCCAGAACTCCAACAGCACACACGCATCAGATCTCGGATGTGGAGAACCTACAGGCGACACTTAACGGCAAGGTCGGGACGGACGGCTCGGTACTCAACGTTGTGAAGATGACCCAGGCCCAATACGACGCACTAGGTGCGAGCAGGCCAGCGACGACGTTCTACGTCATCGTGGGGTGATCTAGATGTCAGTTCGCATCGACAACGTTCAGCCCGACGCAATTTACTACGGCGATTACCTAGCCACGAGGGTTTTCCAAGGGAACTCACTGGTATGGCCTTACGCCAACCAGATGGTCGAGTTCAACACCCCTGGGAGCGTCCTTTACAACTTCCCTCCCGGCACAGCCTTCGTGGATCTAGGAATTATCGGAGGAGGTTGTGGCGGGGCGGGCGGTGGAATGCCGTTGTACCGCAACGGAGGCAGGGCCAGTACTTGGAGCACATTGAGACTTCGACTAGGTGTAGACATCCCCTGGAGCGTCACACAGTTGACCTTGACAGTCGGAGCCGGAAGTTCTGGAACAGCTGGCGGGGCTTTCGAGAACACCCCGAGTCAAGGGGGGGCTTCGTTCATCGTCATCGGCGGTGAAGAAGTTCTGAGATCCCCAGGAGGAACTTTCAACACAGGCGTTCAAAACGGCGGCAGCCCTGGCAATCTCACCTTCTACGACATAACCGCCATCGGCGGTGTCGGAGGAACAGGAAACGGTGGTCACGGCACTGCACCTGGAGCTGGTGGTGCCGGAGGAAACGGCTCGCTCATTTCGCCTAGTAGAGGGGGAAACGGAGCTCCAGGCCGCGTAATCATCCACGCACACAGTTAGACCAAGCAGGCGGTCCCCTAGCGCAGAGGGGAGCCCCTGCGTTGGGTCAGTAGCTCAATTGGTAGAGCAGCGGTCTCCAAAGCCGCGAGTTGGAGGTTCGAGTCCTCCCTGGCCCGCACACCACCCGTCCCCGGTAGGGGGCGGGTTTTTTCTTCTCAAATCGAAAGGCAGACATGAGCTTCCGCACTGCTTATGGCAATGCGTACTCCGAGAACGGTTGGCGTATGTGCAACCGCGACGAGTGCGTGACGGTCTCCGGACCGTACATGGACACCGCACCGCTCCGACGTGGCGCTGCCGAGAAGCTCCTCGGAGAGTTCGTCAGGCGCTACCACCAGGTGTGCGCCCCGGTCGTATCCCCCGTATGGGGCTGGTCGGAGACGAACGACGTAGGCAACTCGAATCACCTGTCAGGCACGGCAGTCGACATCAACGCTCCGCAGTGGCCGTGGGGCTACCGGACGATGCCAGCCGCGCTGGTTGCCAAGATCAACGTCCTGCTGGACCAGTTCGAGGGAGCCATCTACTGGGGCCGCAACTGGAATCGCCCCGACGAGATGCACTTCCAGCTCAACTGGGCTGAAGGCGACGCCAAGTACAACCGCATCCTGGCGAAGTTCGCAGGTGGTGTCCCCGTCGAGGGACACTCCCCCAACCTCCCCGACGACGACAGCGAACTGCTCATGCGCGGTTCGGCCAACGTCGAGCAGACGCGCATCCTCCAGGCCGGCCTCAAGGCCGTGTTCCCCGCGTACGCAGGGAATCTGGCTGTTGACGGCGACTACGGGCCGGAGACCGAGAAGGCTGTGCGCCGCTTCCAGTCCGCATCCGGTCTGGTGGCAGACGGCATCGTCGGACCGGCCACCCGAGCTGAGCTCGCCAAGTACAACATCATCCTCAAACCCGCTACCCCCCAAGAGGTTATACCCGTGGGTAAGACACCCGTTGTTGTCGGCCCTGCCGACGACCAACTCAACATGCGATTCAACTGCCTTGGCGGCAAGACGCTGGTCGAAGCCGTGGCAGAGATCCGCGACAAGGTCTGCGGCACCAACGACAAGGACAAGACAGGCGTGGTTCTTCAGTGACCCAACGACATCTAGCAATTGTCTTCCGTGGAACCGGAGGCGTCATCGGCCAGGACTACGTGTCCCGTGTGTGCCAGGGCGTCTCCGACTTGGTCGAAGAGATCAACCCCAAGTTCGACGCCACGATGGGCGGCATCCCGGTCGGCACCGCGAACAACCTCGGTGCCAAGTCGATGAAGAAGGCCGTCGATGAGGCGGTCTGGGACGCCACCGGCATCATCAAGCACGCGTTGACGGTCAACCCGAACCGCAAGGTGATCGTCGGCGGGTACTCAGCTGGAGCTGTCGCTGCGGCCCGCGTCCGTAAGTGGCTCCAGGAGACCTACCCCGACAACTACCTGTGCTCATTCTCGTTCGGCGACCCAACCCGCCCGCACGGCGGTTCGTACTACGGAGGCCCGATCCTGAGCGGCCAGGGCATCTCCTCGTGGCGCTACGGGGACGTCAAGGACTGGCGGCACTGCTGGCTGACAGACCCGGGCGACATGTACGGGAACATCCCCCTCGGGGCGTCTGGGGACATCCTGGACGACTTCTACGACATGATCACGGCCACGCAGATCTCAGATCCGCTGGTCACCGCGCTGACGTTCATCGAGCAGTTCCCCAAGACGCTGGCAAAGGCCGGCACAAATCCGCTGGCGGCATTCAAGGCCGCTGAGGTCGCGATCAAGTTCGCCACGTCGAACCCACCCACAGCAGCGCACATCCAATACGAGCACCGAGAGGTCTGGCCCGGTCAGACGTACCTCGGTCTCGCCATCCAACACGTACGGGACTACGCGAGCCGTGTGCCCCTGACTTGACACCGGACAGAGAGGAGGACGGTTTGGAACTCACAGAACAGGACATCGAGAACCTGGAAAAGGCCGTAGCCGAGGCCACGCGGATAGAAGCCGTGACCGACCCCGAGCTGGCCCCGTCCCCTCCTCACATCATGGGACCGACCTGGCAGCGCCGAACGGACGGCAGGTTCTACCTCCCAGAGAAGACTCTCGGCTACCAGATCCTCATGTGGATGAGCGAATACCTGCTCATACCAGGCGGTCCGAAGGCAGGAGAACCGTTCAAGCCCACACGCGAGCAGGGACGGTTCATCCTCTGGTGGTACGCCGTCGATGAGTTCGGACGGTTCGTCTACCGAAATGGCTTGCTGCGCAGGCTCAAAGGCTGGGGTAAGGACCCTCTGGCGGGCGCTCTGGCACTCGCTGAACTATGTGGCCCGGTGATGTTCTCGCACTTCGACGCCGAAGGCAACCCAGTCGGTAAACGGAAGCCGTCAGCGTGGATTCAGGTCGCCGCAGTCTCCCAGGACCAGACGCGAAACACGTTCTCGCTCTTCCCAGTTCTGGCTTCGGACCGGTTGAAGGAAGAGTTCAAGCTCGACTTCAACAAGACCATCGTGTACGCCAAGACGATTGGCGGCGTGATCGAGGCTGCAACCTCGAATCCCCTGACGCTGGAAGGGAAACGGCCAACCTTCGTCATCAAGAACGAGACCCAGTGGTGGATCGAGACCAACAACGGTCACGCCATGTCGGAGGTCATCGCCGGTAACGTCGACAAGTCCGCGTACGGCGTGTGTAGGTCTCTGTCGATCTGCAACGGCCACATCCCCGGCCAGGATTCAGACGCCGAGCGCGACTACGACGCGTACATGGACGTGCTGGCTGGCAAGGCCATCGACACCGGCTTCCTGTACGACGCTCTGGAGGCCCCAGCGGACACACCGCTGAGCGAAATCCCTCCCCCGACAGAAGACCCCGAGGGCTTCGAGAAAGGCATCGCACAGCTTCGTGAGGGCCTGAAAATCGCACGCGGTGACGCGGTGTGGCTGGACCTCGACACCATCATCGCCTCGATGCTGGACAAGCGCCGCCCGGTGACGGAGTCCCGGCGCAAGTTCCTCAACCAGATCAACGCACACGAGGACTCGTGGGTCGCCCCGCACGAATGGGATCGCCTGGCTCTCACCGACGACCTGTTCAAGCTCAAGAAGGGTGACCGGATCGCTCTGGGCTTCGACGGTTCCAAGGCGAACGACCACACAGCCCTGGTGGCGTGCCGGATCGAAGACGGCATGTTGTTCCTGATCAAGCACTGGAACCCCGAGCACCACGGCGGGGAGGTCCCCCGCGATGACGTGGACGCCACGGTGCGCTCGTGTTTCGAGCGGTACGACGTGGTCGCCTTCCGTGCTGACGTGAAGGAGTTCGAGGCGTACGTCGACCAGTGGGGCAAGGACTTCCGCAAGAAGGTCCAGGTCAACGCATCCGCTGGCAACCCGGTGGCATTCGACATGCGAGGCCAGCAGAAGAGGTTCGCACTCGACTGCGAGAGGTTCCTCGACGCGGTACTGGAGCGCGAGGTCTATCACGACGGCAATCCAGTTCTGCGGCAACACGTTCTCAACGCACGCAGGCATCCGACCAACTACGACGCAGTCGCAATTCGCAAGGCCAGCAAGGACTCCAGCAAGAAGATCGACGCTGCGGTCTGCGCGGTCCTAGCGTTCGGCGGCAGACAGGACTTCCTGATGAGTAAGCGAAATCGCTCACGTAGAGCGGCGGTGATCATGTAATGGCAGAAACCGCAGTAGATCCCGAGAAGGAACGGGATGACCTCCTAGACAAGTTCGAGCAGTCTCAGGACGAGCTGAAAGCATCCAAGTCGTACTACGACGCCGAGGACAGGCCAGAGGCAGTCGGCCTGCCAGTTCCGGCGCGACAGCGCGACCTGCGCTGCCACGTGGGCTATCCGCGTGTGTACGTGGACGCCATCGCGGAACGCCAAGAGGTACAGGGCTTCCGGCTGGCTGGAGCTGAGGACGGTGACGAGGATCTGTGGGACTGGTGGCAGGCGAACAACCTGGACACCGAGTCGATTCTCGGCCACACGGACGCCTGCATCTACGGGCGGTCGTACGTCACGATCTCGATGCCAGACCCGAAGGTCGACCTGGACGTGGACCCCGAAGTCCCGATCATCCGCGTTGAGCCTCCCACGTCGCTGTACGCCTCCATCGACCCGCGTACCCGTAAGGTGCAGAAGGCGATCCGAGCTGTCTACGACGAAGAGGGCAACGACGTTATCGCGGCCACCCTCTACCTGCCTGACCGCACGATGCTGTGGGTCAAGGAAGAGGGCGAGTGGGCTGCACCGACCACGGTCAACCACGGCCTAGAGCTGGTCCCGGTGGTGCCGATCCCCAACCGTACGCGGCTGTCAGACCTGTACGGCACGTCGGAGATCACCCCCGAGCTCCGGTCGATGACCGACACGGCTGCCCAGATCCTCCAGAACATGCGGGCCACCGCCAACACGATGGCGATCCCACAGCGGCTGCTGTTCGGTGTGAAGCCGGAAGAGCTGGGTATCGACCCAGACACCGGCCAGCGGTTGTTCGACGCATACATCGCCAACATCATCGCGTTCGAGGATCACGAGGCCAAGGCGCAGCAGTTCTCAGCTGCCGAGCTGAGGAACTTCACCGAGGCCCTGGAAGAGGTCGCCAAGCAGGTCGCCAGCTACACGGGGCTCCCTCCCCAGTACCTTTCGTCCCAGTCCGACAATCCGGCCTCTGCTGAGGCAATCAGGGCGTCGGAATCGCGTCTGGTGACCAAGGTTGAGCGGAAGAACAAGATCTTCGGCGGGGCCTGGGAAGAGGTCATGCGGATCGCCTACAAGATGGCGAAGGGCGGCGACATCCCTCCGGACTACTACCGGATGGAGACCGTCTGGCGTGACCCGTCGACTCCGACGTACGCGGCCAAGGCCGACGCAGCCAGCAAGCTCTACGCCAACGGTGCAGGTGTCATCCCCCGAGAGCAGGCTCGCATCGACATGGGCTACACCATCGCCGAACGCGAGAAGATGCGCGAATGGGATGAAGAGGAGCAGGCGATGGGCCTGGGCCTCGTCGGCTCGATGTACGGCGAGACGCCGGCCTCCAAAGCCCCAGCTCAGACCCCAGATACTCCAGCCCCCGACACATCGGGAGGCAGTAGCGAGTGACCCCTGACGAGTACGCCGCTACGGCGGCGATGATCACGTCGCGGGTCGCCCGGAAGATCCACCAGTTCGCCATCCTCTTCGCACCGACAGAGATGAGCTGGGCTGAGTGGATTCGCATGTTGCAGTTCGTCTACCCCGAGATCGAAGCGGGCAGGTCAGACATCGCCAAGGCGGCAAGGATGTTCTACGACTCGCAGAGATCGGAGCACCACCCCACGCTCCCCCGGCATGACCGGCCAACCGAGGAATATCGGTTCGAGTGGTTCGTGCAGAACATGGAGCCAGCGCGAAAGCAGATGTCCCAGATGGACTCTCGCGAGAACGCTGTCGCCAACATGGTTCTGCGGGCTGTACGGGAAGTTGAGAACGCGGGCAGACGACAGATCATCCACGCAGTACAGACTGACCCAGAGCCCCAGGTTGTGAAGGGCTGGGCCAGGGTGGCTACCGGGCGCGAAACATGCGCCTGGTGCCTCATGCTCGTGTCGAGAGGGCCGGTCTACGAATCCGCAAGGACTTCCGGCCTGGAGCTCGATGACGAGACTGCCGTGGACTTGTACAGATCCGGCATGGATGTCACCGAGTACATGAACCAGTGGCACACCGGCTGTGACTGCAAAGTGGTTCCGGTCTTCGACCTTCAGAACTGGCCTGGCAAGGAGGCGGCAGACGCCGCACTCCAGTTGTGGATAGAGGCCGGTAAAGAGGCCGACAGGCTGATCGAATCCGGCGAGGCTCGCACGGACAACGTGAACCGAGAAACCATCAACGCACTTCGCCGACGCCTAGCGCGTGGCGAGGTCAACACGTCCCAATTCGCTGCTCTCGCAGCGTAACTCACTGTTCAACGGCTCCCAGGTGGGGCCTATCAAGTATGCCCAGGAGGCAATATGTCTGACACCCCTTCGACTGAAACCCCCGCTGCTGCACCGGCTGCCGAGACCAAGACGGACGAGGCCAAGACGTTCAGCGCGGAGTACGTGAAGGACCTGCGCGAAGAGGCCGCACGGTACCGGACCGAGAAGAAGGATGCTGTCGAAGCAGCGAAGACCGAGACGCGAGCCGAGGTCGTCGCAGAGTACGAACCCCAGATCGCTGATCGTGACACGAAGATCGCGGATCTGGAGAAGACCGTGGCCGACCAGGCTGCCGAGCTACTGAAGCTCCGAGCCGTTGTGGACGCGAAGGTTCCGGTCGAGGACGTGTTCACGGTCGCAGAACTCGTGCATGGCACAGACCAGGAGTCGATCTCCGAGTCGGTCAAGCGAGTCATGTCGATCTACGGCAAGAAGCAGGCCCCCGACGTACCGACTGACCCCAGCCAGGGTTCGGGTGGCGCTACCCCGCTCAACGGCGATCCCATCGCCAACCTGCTCAAGCGTGCCGTAGGCGCGAAATAACCGAAATCCCAAGAGAGGAAATGTAAATGGCTACTCCTGATCTGGTCGCGACGACCGACGATTTCAAGGCGTTCCTGACTCCTGAGCAGTCGAAGGACTACTTCGCGAAGGCCGAGAAGACCTCGATTGTCCAGAAGCTCGCCACGAAGATCCCGATGGGTCCGACTGGCATCACCATCCCGTACTGGAACGGCGCGGTGACCGCCGAGTGGGTCGGTGAAGGCGAAATGAAGCCCCTGACCAAGGGTTCGTTCGCTAAGAAGGACCTGACCCCGGTCAAGATCGCGGTCATCTTCGCAGAGAGCGCTGAGGTCGTGCGTCTCAACCCGCTTCAGTACCTGGAGACGATGAAGACCAAGATCGCGGAAGCGTTCGCGCTGAAGTTCGACGCGGCTGCCATCCACGGCATCGACAAGCCGACCGCGTTCAAGGGCTACCTGACCGAGACCTCGCAGTCTGTCTCGCTTAACCCGAGCGCGTACGACGCTGTCGGTGTCACCGGACTGGCGACTCTGGTCGACGGCGGCAAGAAGTGGACCGGCACTCTGCTGGACGATGTTGCCGAGCCGATCCTCAACGGCGCGAAGGACCTCAACGGTCGCCCGCTGTTCGTGGAGTCCCTGTACGACAACGTCGTGAACCCGATCCGCGAAGGTCGCATTCTGGGCCGGCCTACCTACATCAACGACCACGTCGTGAGCGCTGGCGCTCCCGGCTCCCGAGTCGTCGGCGTCATGGGCGACTTCAGCCAGGTCGTGTGGGGCCAGATCGGCGGTATCAGCGTCGACGTTTCGCAGGAGACGGTGCTGAACTTCGGCACTCCCGAAGCGCCCAACTTCATCTCCCTGTGGCAGCACAACATGCTCGCTGTCCGGATCGAGGCCGAGTACGCCTTCATGGTCAACGACAAGGACGCCTTCGTGAAGATCACGGACGCTCCGGCTGAGGAAGAGGAAGAGGACTAAGCCCCTCTTGACAACGGACGGGACGGAGGGGGCCTTCGGGCCTCCTCTGCCCTGACGAGAGGAGAAACATGGCGCAAGCCACCGCGACTGACGTGACGGTGTTCTGGGCGCGTACGCCTACGACCGAAGAGGTCGCGCTGATCGACCGGCGACTGGAACAGGCTGAGCGGCTCCTCAAGAAGTCGATCCCCGATCTGGACGCCCGCTGCGCTGCTGACCCTGTCTTCAAGGCCGACGTGGTCGACATCGAGGCCGAGGCCGTGCTGAGGCTCGTCCGGAACCACGAGGGGTACATCTCTGAGACGGACGGCAACTACACGTACATGCTCCAGGCTCAGGACCCGAACCGGAAGCTGGAGATCCTCCCCGAGGAGTGGGAGCTGTTGGGCATCAGGCGAACTCGCATGGCGATCCTAGTTCCGGATGTGGTGATGCCGTCGTGACGCTCTATCCGAAGCCAGAGGAAGTCAACTCCACGGGGTGCGATCACTGGGCAGATCCTCCGGTGGTCAAGTGCATCCACGACTGGCGCATTGTCTGGGGCAACGTGCCCCGCACGATCACCGGGGAGTTCAAGCGATGAGCCTCCTGGATCAGGGCACAGACGACGTGATCGTCTACCCGGAAGAAGTTGTCATCGACAAGGACGGGAACACCCGCACGCGCCCCTCGAAGGTCGGAGTGCCGGCCAGGGCTCGAATCCAAATTATGGGGCAGTCTGGGACCTCTTCTCGACGCCAGGAGCAGGACAACGAAGGGTACGAGACGGAGAAGGTCTACACCATCCGGTTCGACCGCGAATCCGACCGCCGTCTTGGCCGCTTGGGCGCTCAGTCGACCGTCGAATGGGATGGCCGCATCTGGGCTCTGTTCGGCGACGAGAACGTCTACAACAGCTCCCCGAGGACCGCTCATCGGACCTACACCATCAAGAGGTTCTGATGACGATACGGCTACGCCGACCGGCGTACGTCAACGGTGCGGCTGTCCGACACGTGAAGACCCAGCGTGGTCTCGACGCGAAGATGAACGAGATCTTCGTCCGAGCTGAGGCCAACCTCGAACGGGCACGAGCCTCCACGCCGCACGAGAAGATCTCAGGCCCCGAGCACGTCACGAAGATCTACAAGGGCAAGGCCCCTGGCAAGTACGGCCAGCACGACCGGATCGTCGGCATGTCTGGCACGAACCCGTGGGCAATCGAGTTCGGCCACGGCCCATCTGGCTTCTTCTCACCTGGCCGCTACGGCAAGGTCACGAAGGCCCCGCATGGCCTCTACATCCTGACCCGCGCATCGTTCAGGCCCAGCACAAACGTCACGCCCGCAAGTGGAAGGAGGGTAGGTAAGCGCTAGTGCCCAAACTGCCTCGCGCACAGACGATTCTGCTGCCCATCCTTCGGGCAGCTCACCCCGATGTCACGTTCACCACGTGGGGCGAAGACATCGACTATCGCAAGTTCCCGACCGTCAACCTGCGACGCATCGACGGTTACCGAAATGCCACTGCCCCAGAGCTTCACGGCCTTCCGATCATCGAAATGACGGCGTACGGCGACGAGGGGCTGCCTGAAACAGAGGAGCTTTATGAGGACTGCCTAGAGACGCTCTACCGAGCGCACAAGCGTCAAACACAAACTCCCGCAGGCTATATCAGCTCATTCAGAGAAACGATGGGCGCTACACAGTTCAGCTCTCCGTTCCAGGACTCCTGGCGCGTCCAAGGGCTGTTCGTTGTCGGCGTTCGTCCACCCAGAAAGTAATACGGAAGGATTCACATGGCACAGAACGATGCTGCTGTTCTTACCGCCGCCGTCGGTTACGGCTTCATCGCCAATCCCGGCACCCCCGCTCCGTCTCCCTCTGAGCTTGCCGCTCTCGATCCGGAGACCTTCGGTTCCAAGGTCGTGACCATCACCGGCACTCCGAGCGCCCCGTTCGACCTCGAAATCGCGGACGAGCTGATCGAGGACATCGCGACCTCTGTCAACGCCGCCGCGCTCCAGGTCGCCATCGAAGAGGTTCTCGGTGAGGGCGCAGTGCTGGTGTCCGGTACGTCGCTGTCAACCGGCCTGGACGTGACGTTCATCGGTCCGTACCAGGGCCTCGATGTGGAAGTCGACGCGGATGGCGATGTCACCGTGACGACCAAGACCAACATCAACGGCTGGACGCCGGTCGGTCACACGTCGGAGAACGACATGCCCGAGTTCGGCTACGAAGGTGGCGACACCGAAGTCCGGAACACCTGGCAGAAGAAGAAGCTCCGCGAGGTCCAGACTGATGAGCCCGTCGACTACCTGACGGTGTTCCTGCACCAGTTCGATACTCAGTCGTTCGAGCTGTACTACGGCAAGAACGCGGCCACCACGCCGGGTGTGTTCGGCGTCGAGGGCAACTCTCGACCGGTCGAGAAGGCCCTGCTGGTCATCATCGTGGACGGTGACGAGAAGGTCGGCTTCTACGCGGCCAAGGCGTCGATCAAGCGCGACGACGCGATTCAGCTCCCGAACGACGACTTCGCGGCTCTGCCGGTCCGTGCGACGTTCCTGAAGATGGCCGGTCGTCGGCTCTTCGATTGGATCAACGAGAAGCTGTTCCGATAAGCACTACTTGACATCGAACAGATGTCTGCGGGGGGAGGGGTTCCTGTGGCGGGCCTTCCCCTCCCCCACCACTCTCTTTGCCCGCCAACCAAACAACGAAAGGTCTGCCATGTCAAACTTCACTCTCGACAACTTCCGCAACGCCGCCAAGCGCAAGTACGCCCCGGTGACCGTTGGTCTCAGCGATGGGACCGAGGTCGAACTGCGCGGCCTGATTCGCTTGAGCGAGAAGGATCGCGAGAAGGTGATCGACAACTTCACTCTGATGGGCGAGATGAAGTCCACGGACGGCATTGATGACATGTCCGATTCCGACAAGCAGTTGCTCGCTGACGCGATGAACGAGATCCTGCTGGTCTTGGCTCCCGGCTTGGATGGTCGACGGCTGGTCTCCGAGATCGGTGACGACGTGCTGGTTCTGGGCGAAGTCATCGACACGTGGATGACGGAGTCACGTCTGGGGGAAGCCGTGTCCTCGCCGAACTCCTAGACAAGTACGGCGAGGCTCTCGTAGCGGACTTCCTACGTGAGTACAACGTAGATCTCCGTGACCTCTTTGACGACGAGAACCCGCTGGACCCGCAATACGTTCTGTGGCTAGTCCTCGGTCTCTCAGTGGATTCCGCGTACTCCGCTGAGCGCCGAGGCGGTCCGCAGTTCCGAGGATGGACCCCGAGCACGTTCGCACAAGTCGCGACTGCCAACGGAATCCGAGGGCTTCAGTATTCGTACATCCTGACCCACATCGACAAGAAGGCCAAGAGGCCGAATCCTCCTGAGCCGTACCCGATCCCGACTCGGGAAACCGATAGAAGCAAGCCCGTCACACCGAAGCCCGGTTCGTTCGCTGGAATAGCCGCTTCGATGATGGCGGCTGCCCGACGACAGAAGGCAGGTATGTAGATAGATGGCAAAGGGAAGTGCGGGTGGCAAGGGTGGGACCGAGGTCGGTCGCATCTACATCCGAGTCGTTCCGGACGCTGACGGGTTCCACGCTAATCTCCGTAGGCAGATCGAGGGGTCCGACGACGACCTCGAACTGAAGACTAAGGCCACCGGACTGGACAAGGTCCGGAAGCAAGCCAAGGAAGCCACCAAGGGCATCCAGGCTGAGGTCGACGTAAAGGCCAACACCGCTGCCGCACAGCGGGATCTGGATCTGTTCGCCAAGCGACAGCTCAAGAACCTGGACAAGTATCTCAAGGACCTCGAAGCCAAGATCCCCCTCACCGCCGAGGGGGAACGGTTCCGGCGTCAGGTCGAGAGAGCGGCCAAGGAACTCCAGGGCGACATCAAGGCAGAGATCCCGGTTGAGGCATCGCTGGCTGCTGGTCAGCGTGCCAAGGTGCTGGGCGAAGTCGAGGCGGTCAAGAAGCTCGCTGAGCGCGATGCGATTCAGCTCAAGCTGGACCCACAGTTCGACTACAAGCTGAGGAACCGTCTCGCCAAGTTCCGGCCTGAACCGATCAAAATCGAGCTCGATCCGCAGTTCGATTACAAGCTGCACAAGCGGCTGAGTGAGCTTGCACGGAAGGCAGCCGAGGAAGAGCTCAAGCAGGAGCAGGACTTCAACAAGCGGCTGAAGGCGTACCACGACCAGCTCTACGAGGACAAGCACAAGACTCGTATTGCGGACTGGCGCAGGGAACTTCAGCTCATGAAGGAGCGCGAGGCCGAGACCCGCAAGTTCACCGAGAACTTCCGCCGTGAGCTAGAAGAGCAGAAGGCTGCCAGGTTGGCTCCGGACGCGGACTTCCGCAGGACGATGCTCGCAGACCTCAAGAAGGCCGCGAAGGATCTTGACGCGATCATCCCGTTCACCGTGGACGGTGAGAAGATCCGCAGGGATCTGAGGGCCGAGGTCGAGGCGATAGAGCGCGAGATCGACGCCGAGGTTCCAGTCGACTTGGAACTCGCTGCTGGACAGCGAGCCAAGATCAAGGCAGCCATCGAAAGCATCCGAGCACGGGTGCCGGTGGAGATCGACCAGAAGGTCGCCAAGAAGAACTGGGGTAAGCAGCTGGTCGACAAGATACTGCCGTCGTTCGGCTCCGGTATCAACTTCGGTGGGTACGCGCTGATCTTCGCGGGGATCTTGGACTTCCTGGCTCCGCTCGTCGGCCTGATCTCGACAGCGTTCCTGACGCTGCCCGGTCTGATCACCGGCCTGCTCACCCCCATCGGCGTGGTGACTCTCGGTGTCGAGGGCATCGCCAAGGCCGCAGAGCAGCTCAAGCAGCCGTTCCTGGACCTCCAGGCGGTTGTGAGTAACACGTTCGAGAAGCGGTTCACCCCGATCTTCGACCAGCTGAAGCCGCTGTTCGACATGGGCGAGAAGGCGCTCCCCACGGTTGCCAACGGCATCGCGGACGTGGCTCAGGGCCTCACCGACATGCTCACCGAGGGCGGCGGCGCTCAGATCATCGAGAACACGATCCGCAACATCGGCAGCGCGATTACCCAGTCGACTCCCGGTGTCACGGCGTGGACGGGTGCGTTCCTGAAGCTGGCCGAGCAGCTCAGCGAGAAGTTCCCGAGCATCGTCTCGTGGTTCAACGACGCTGGGCAGCGCTTCCTCAATTGGGTGGAGAAGGCGTCGGCTAACGGCGATCTGAGCACAGCGTTCGACGGTCTCGGACAATCGCTGAAGCTGATCCTGGACACGGTCACCGATCTCGGCAAGCAGGGCTTGGACTTCCTCAAGGACCCGCAGAACCTCCAGATGTTCAAGGAGCAACTGGAAGGCATTGGCAACATCCTGCGCGACATCATGGATTGGTCGGCCAAGGTCAACGAGAACTTCCAGGCCCTCAAGCAGTTCGCTCGTCCGTTCGCAGCCATCGGGGATGTGATGACCGGCGATCTCCAGGGCGCGTGGGCGAACACCAGGGACTTCTTCAAGTACTTCGGTGACGGCGTCGAGGCCCAGGCGGAAGAGGCTGGCACCATGTCCGGCATCGCCTACACCGAGGGCTTGAAGCGGGCCATTCAGGGTCCAGGCCAGGGCGGTGTGGCAGCCAACCTGAACGAGCTTCTGCTGGGCGCAGGCAACGCAGCGCCTCCTCCGGCGATGGAGGTTCCGCCGCCCAACCTGGAACCGGCGAAGAAGGAAGTCAAGAACTACCAGACGTTCATCGACGGGGTCACCCAGCAGGTCCGTGGAGCCCTTTCACAGGCCACGTCGGGTGAAACCCTTCCGGCCCCGAATTTCGAGGCGTTCAAGGCAGCCTGGACCGATCTGAGCACGTTCATCTCCGAGCAGGTGGCGAGCTTCAAGACGCAGGGTCAGCTCGTGGGCGACGCTCTCGGGTCTGGCATGTCGGGCTTCGTGGACAAGGCCAAGGCCGCTCTGGCAGGTCTTCCCGCTGCGACACAGCCGCATTTCGATGAGATGAGCCAGCAGGCGATCACCGCGTTCGGTCAGATCGAAACGGCAGCAGGCGAACTCCCCGGCAAGATCGGGGCTCAGCTTGGCGGGCTAGCCGGTATCGGCCATAGCGCTGGTCTCCAGCTCATGTCCGGCCTGACAGCCGGTATGCAGGCTGGTGAGGGCGCGATGCTCGCGTACGTCGACACCATCGCGCAGAAGATCGCTGAGCACAAGGGTCCTCTGCCGTACGACAAGCGAGTCCTGGTGCCCAACGGTGAAGCGCTGATGGAAGGTCTGGGCGTCGGCCTGGCTACCGGATTCGAGGACGTGCTTGCGCGTGCGAAGACGATGGCCGAGGAGATCCACGACGCGGTCGAAGAGGGTCTCAGTGTCGAGTCGCTCCTGGGCGGCAAGAAGCTCCCCGAGCTTCAAAAGATGCTGGACACCCTCGAAGAGCAGCGCAAGGTGCTGAAGGTTCAGAAGAACAACACGTCCGACAAGGAAGAGAAGAAGGTCCTCCAGGGCAAGATGGACCAGCTTCAGGCCATGAAGGACGAGCTGGGTCTGATCAAGGACCAGTACAAGAACACCGACAAGTACGGCGGCGAGGTCGAATCCGTCGTCGAGATGTGGGACCAGATGTTCCAGAAGGTGTTCGATATGCCGTTCAGCTTCGCGAAAACCACTGGCTCGCAGATTCTCTCGGATCTTGGCATGGGTGGTGGCGGCGCTCTGACGACCCTCGCGGAGGGACTGATCGACTGGGGCATCAACGCGGGTAAGAAGTTCATCTTCAACGTGAACAGCGTGGATGAAGCTCTGTCTGCCCAGCGCAACTTGGTCAACCGAGAAGCGCTCCAGTTCACGCGATAACCACAAACAGACGCGACGAGGCCCCGGCTACATGCCGGGGCTTTTGTCGTTAGGAGGTAAGACAATTGAACACCCTCGTTGAACTCGAAGGAGTTAACGGCGAGCGGTTCATCCTGGCTGGGCCTGGCGAAGGAGACCAGGGCATCTATCTCAGCACAGACGTGAAGGGGTGCTTCTACGACCCTCCCGTCAAGGTGGTGAGCGAAGAGCCTGGAAACTTCCCTGGCGCAAGGTATCTGAACCACAGGATTCTTCGACGCGACATCACGTTCGCAGTCGACATCCTCAACGACAGCGGCTCCGGATCGTGGATCTCCCGCGACTCGCTCTGGCGAAAGGCGTGGGCGTTCGACCGGGACTGCAAGCTGATCGTGACCACGAAGCACTCGGGGACGAGATGGCTGTACCTCCGTCTCCTGGAGTCGCCCGACGTGGATATGAAGTACGACCCAGACTTGAACTCCGTCAACCGCACGATCATGACGTGCGTTGCGTACGACCCGTTCTGGCACCAGGAGGACGTGGTCTATTCGACGGAGACGAAGACCGACACCCGGTTCGATCCGAACTGGTGGACGCCGCCGTGGCCGTGGGAGGAGCTCCCGAAGGAGAAGCTGACCATCACGGTCGACCCGTCTGACGGCAAGGGCGGGCTCAACCCGACCGACCAGGAGGTTTGGGTCAAGTGGGGTGTTCCTGGCTCGACTGAAGAGGTTCCGGAGTTCCCGTGGCCGTTCCCGCCCGGTATCGACATCCCCTGGGAGCGAGCGCCGTTCACTCAGTTCACTATCCCCGATCCGTCGTTCGAGAACCCGAAGCTGGCTTCCCGGCGTGTGAAGACGCCTGGCCTGATCTACGGAGAGAACTGCATCATCGACAGCGATCCTCGCGTCGAGCAGATCAGCTCTGAGATCGACACCCCGGTCTGGGAGCGGATGAACGGTGTCCGGTGGATACACCACGTACCGCCGTACACGAAGTCGCACACGTACGAGATCGCTGCCAGCGGTTGCCGTCCTGGGCAGTTGATCACCCTGCGGATTCCGAGGGCGTGGTCGCGCCCGTGGGGGCTTGAGTGAGCGCCGTACACGCCTACGAGGCGTTCATAGTGGTGCTCACGATCTGGGCATCCTTCTGCATCGCAGCAGGTGCTGAATGAGCGGCCTGGTAACGCTGGAGGACCACGAGGCTCTCTGGCAGAAGATCCAGGCGCGGCGGTGCGAGCGCGAGCGTGAGCGGCTGGCTCCGGTCCTGACCCGGTTGTGGGACGGCGATTACCGTCTCCGTGGACAGGTGGCCGGTGAGCGGGCCGGCTCGTTCGAGTTCATCGAAAACGACGTTGGCACAGCGTATCTGGAGCTGTCTCTCGACCACTACCTGACCAAGTGGATCTTGGATCACCGAGGTCGGGCCAAGAGGAACGTCCACGTCACGTTCGACAAGCAGGGAGCCCGGTGGGCTGGCCGGATGTCGAGCTACCGCGTGGTCCGTAAAGAAGGTGGCGACGCTTTCCTGGAAGTGAACTTCGTTCACGACTACGAGCAGGCGAAGCACATCCTCTGCTGGAGCAACCCGTTCCTGCGGCCAGAGTTGCAGTTCCCCAAGATGTGGATCATCTTCGGGCCTGCCAAGTGGTGCTTGCTGATGACCCTCTTCGTCAACATCCTTCGGCTGGAAACGTCGCTGTGGACGCTGCCAGACAACCCGCTAGATCCGTCCGAGTGGTTCCCGCTGTCGATCAACATCTCGAACTGGAGGAACATCGTCAAGCCGTTCCCGTTCCTCGGGGACAACAGCAACCTGACGATCATCTTCTCCCGGTTCAAGCCGTTCTTCGACGTGGCGAAGGACATCCTCGCGGACGCTCAGTTGACGATGACCTGCCGTCGCTACCTGCACGGCGAAGACCCGCATCCGTTCGAGGATCTGCGTGGAGAGCTCGGCATCGGTCCTATCGAGGATCTGCTGAAGCTCATTCCGATCCGGCACGGCTGCCTGGTCTGGGACATCGTGGACAACTCAGGCTGGGGCACCGAGACCGCGTTCGGCGGGTCTCTGCTGACAGGTTTGGTGCGAGCGGTGGTCAGCATCGCATCGGACGGTACGACCGAGTACGTCGATGTGTTCCACCAGGACCCGGTGTTCCCGAACCAGTATTACCGGCCTGGCTGGAGAGGCACGCTGCCTAGCGCTCCGCACGTGGTGTTCTTCGACGGGAAGTACAGCGGCATAAAGGAATCCGAGTACGAGTACATCGAGGCGACCAGCACGTCGTTCGTCGGCGGCGGTCACAGTATGCCCGGTGTGAACGAAGCGATTTCGTCTGCGGTGAACATCGGCGGCGACTTCCTGACCTCGTTCATCAACTCGTGCATCGCGGCGATCCCAGCGGTCGCAGCTATCGGTGGTGCCATCGACATCCCGCCTCTGGGCGGCATGATCGACTCTGTCGCGAAGATCTTCTACGAGGACGTGTTCCTGGCATTCCAGGAGGTCCCGACGCTCCGTGCGGCTGGCCTGAGCCTGCCTATCGCGGGCCTGGAAGACATCATCACAGGGCTGGGCGACTTCCACCTGTACGAGGAGTGGGTCGACTTCGACCGAGCGTTCACCCTGTCTGCGGCAGCAGCCACCAGGGCGGCGATCTTCAAGACGCGAGCTCGAATCAACCACAAGATCAAGGTGTCTGACGCTGCGCCGTACTACATCGGTGAGCGTGGGTATGGGCACTTCTGGCTGGGCGACCGTGTCGGTCGGACGATCCAGGACCACCCTGATCCGCACATGATCTTCGTGGAGCGTGTCCACCGCATCAAATACGAATGGGACAAGGACGGCCCGAAGGGCTGGGACATCTCCATCGGCCACCGTGAGCCGCGAGATCCGCTGCTGAATCTGTACGAGAAGGTGCGTGACCTCGGCAGCAGCGTGAGCCAGTTGGGGGTCATCTAGAGAAAGGCATCGCGTGGGAATCGCTACGCAGGAGACGACGAACTGGAAGGACCCAGAGGAGCATTTCCTCTGGGCTCTCCAGAACCTACCGACCATCGCAGGGTTCGGTGCCATCACCAACCCGCTCTTTCTGAAGGCATGGTCAAAGCACCTGTGGGAGTGCGGGTTTGCTCACAGGGATTACCTGATATCGCTGGCAGACGAGAACGGGAACATCAACATCAACCAGTTGCCGGAACAGATCAAGAAGTTCCAACTCCCGATCCGTGGAGACCGGCACGCATACAACAACGCCTCCAGGTGGGTCACTCCCGATACTCCGGAGCCGACGAAGCCGGTGATCCAGGACGTGAGGAAGCTGGCGCTCAACGAGCAGGAAGCTGTCAAGCAGATGCTCATCGAGACCGGCGTCGTGAAGGAAGAGAAGCCGCAACCGCCTCTGGCGCAAGTGATTATCGAGGAGAGCTCGCATGAGTGATGCAGATACCGTCCCCCTGGACGCCGAAGAGATCAAGCAGGCCGTCGCGCCGTGGAGCCGCCAGATCGGCTGGGATGCTAACGGAGACGGGGAGATTGACGAGATCGAAGAGAAGGTGCCAGAGCCTCTGGTGCTCCGATCTCTGATCGTCGCCATCGTCGGCCTCGCCGGGGCCGTGCTGGGCAAAGAGCTCGATGTGTCGTGGATCGACCAGGCCATCGCAGCGTACGCGGTCGGCGCCCCGATGGTGCTTGCGTTCTGGGCACGTCGGCACGTGTCCCCGGTGAAGAAGTGACGCCGCCGTTTAATCCGGACTCGTGGATGGATGTGTTCCTACTGCTGGGCCTGGGCCTCCTGGGCCTGGCAGGCACGGTCCTCCCGGTGGTCCTGGGCAAGCACGGCAAGAAGATCGACCGCATCGAAGAGCAGGTATGCAACACGCACGACACCAACATGCGTGACGACCTGGACGAGCTGAGGGAGTTGGTGATCGAAGGGTTCGCCGACATGCGGCGTGAGTTCCTCGCTGTCCGTAACGAACTGAACACAGAACGAATCGAACGAATCGAAGGCGACAAGCTGCGACTGGTAGCGGAGGGAGGTATGCAGTGACGACACCGAACCAGCCAGCACCGGATGACGCGTTCGTCATCGGGGACGACTGGGGGCAGAACTTCACCGAGGCCATCATCCGTGGGCAGTTTCAGATCCCAGAGATCAACCTGGGCAACGCGTTGAACGTGATGAGGGATCAGCTGCTGAAGCTCCCGCTGGAAGCGCTGGAGGTCTTCAAGCCGATCATTCCGGACTGGATCGAGGACGACTTCGCCAACGTCGCGAACGCCGTCAACAAGATCATGTCGATTCTCACCGAGCCGATCCGGTTTCTGCTGGAGGCTGACTGGCAAGAGTGGCTTACGAACACCTGGAACGGTTTTCAGACGGTCGTTAACCAGATCATCGACATTCTCCGTGGCATCGTCGTCACCCCCATTAACTCGGCGGTGCAGGACATCAAAGACTGGTGGAACCGGATCACCGGCAAGACACAGCACTTGACCGAGGACGGGAAGCTGGCTGCTGGCAACCTCATCGGCCAGATCGCCAAGGGCGCGGTCGAGGGCTTGCAGGACCTTGCGACGGAGGTCTCGGACGGCTTCAAAGGCATCTGGAACGGCTGGTGGGGCAACAACGGCGGTACCGGCTCTGCTGCTGAGGTCCAGCAAACTGTGGAAGCCATCAAGAACGCGGTGGCCGGCGGATACACGATTTACACGTTCACCACGTCAGATCCGGCCTGGGTGCTCCCACACGATGCTTCGTTCGGCACCGGCATAGTTATCGGTGGTGGAGGCAAGGGCGCGACTGGTGGATCGGGTTCTGGAGCCCGACAGGGCGGTCGCGGAGGCAGTAGCGGTGGGTACATCGCACAGGACCTCGACTTCACCGGCCTGACACCGGGCGAATCGACCTTGGCTATCACCGTGGGCGCTGGAGCTACAACCGCTGGAGCAGATGGTCAGCGGAGCTCTATCGTCGCGTCGACCGGGGTGCTGCTTGAGTCCATCCCGAACGTCAACGGCATCTCGGACCTTCGCGGGTACATCGGTACGACCTCGGCTCCTGGCCGTGGCGGCAAGGGCGGTAACGCAGACCACGAAGCAGGCACGGTCACCCAAGGTGAGGACGGCGAGAGCACGAACGCGGTAGGTGGCACGGGCGGCGTTTCTACCGCTTCCCCTGGCACGGGTGGTCGCGGCGGCGACGGTGGCAACGGCGACGTTGCATCCCCGGTCAAGTTCGGTGGAGCTGGTGGTGGCGGTGGTGGTTCTCGACTGAACCCCTCCGGTCTTCAGAGCTCTACAGGTGGACGTGGCGGTGACGGCGGCTATCCCGGTGGTGGCTCTGGTGGCGGTGGAGCGTGTTCCGGTGGACCTACGAGCTCAACCACACCGGGTGCTAGCGGTTCGGCCCCTCCCGGTCTCGTCGTCATCTTGATCAAGTAAGGAGTACACATGCCCACAGCGAAGCGCGTGGACCTGGGAGGCGTCTGGCCTCCTGGTACGCAGCACTACGAGATCAGCGATGGCCGGTACTTCGCTGTAATCGTTGACGACACAGCGGATCTGATCAACAGGTTCGTCAACCCGGTCGGTCAACACGCGGTGGTTGTTTCGCCTACCGTCGTCGTGGAGTGCGACGAGAACGGCGTTGCGACGAGCATGGACCGGCTCTATACGCTGCTGTCCGGCACGCCTCACGATGAAGCTCTGAGGCAGGTCGGATATGACGTGATCTAAGAAGAAACCCCCTCTCAGGACGAAATGTCTTGGGAGGGGGCTTTTTTGCGTTTAAGCGGAGAGGCGTTCTCTCACGTCCTCGGGGACCTTCAGGTGGAACTCCAGCACACCCCTGACTCCTCGGTCACCACCAGTCACCTTGACCTCAGCGGTGATTCCGGAACGAATGAGTAGCTGCCGTCTGCCTTCGGTGTCGGCTTCCTCCCACGCTTCGGTGTACGTCTGGTCGGTTGCACGGTAGTCCCATCGGGCTTCCTCACTCGGGAGGTTCTCCAGTCTCGCGATGCGCTCGTCTAGCGCCGTGAGTTGGCCCATGAGGCGAGATTTCATCGTGGCCGATGTCATCGTCCCGAGAAGCTGCGTCAGTTCCTCTACGGCCCGTACAGCCTCGTCCAGCTCTGCCCGGTGATCGGACGCTGGGACGTACACCTTCTCCTGCACGTTGAACCTGCCGACTTCGTCTAGGAAGTGTTCCTCGACCAAGGTCTCCAGGTCGTCGGCCTTGATGATGTTCGACGGGTGTTCAGGGGCGGCACCGCCGCCTCCGGAGTGGCTGCCGCTATCGCAGCGGTAGTACCGATAGAGGTTGCCGTTGCGACGATGCTGACGTATGTGCATCGGACGACCGCACAGGCCACAGATCGCTACCCCGAGCAGAGGGGACGCCTTGGCTGATCGGTTGGTGACCTTGAACGACCGCGCATCGAGCGCGGCCTGGAGCTGATCGAACTTCTCCTCTGAGATGAGCGCAGGACCCTTCCGGATCGGTATGCCGTCGTCGTCCCGCACGGTGGACCCGTTGTGGGTGACGTGCCCGAGCAGAGTCTTCGACTTGAGGAGCTGCCGGATCTGAGCGTTGCTCCACTTCGTGCCCCTGGTCTTGCGACCGGCCCTGGCCCTGATGTAGTCGGACGGTGCCAGCTCCCCTGCCTCGTTGAGCTCCCTGGCGACAGACTCCGTCGACTGACCGGCCAGCACCTTCTCGATGACACCGAGCATCACGTTGGCCGCGTGCTCGTCATGCACCAGCTCGTACCCGGCTGAGTCCTCCCGCTCCTGAGCCTTGAAGCCGTAGGCAGGTTTACCACCGGCCCACCGGCCAAGCTCCCGCAGCTTCCGCTGGGATGACAGAGTTCGCTCCCTGATCGCCTCCAGCTCTCCCTCGGCAACACCTGCGATGACCGACGCCACGAGGCGTCCGACCCACGTCGACAGGTCGATGTTGTCGCTGACGCACACGAGGACCTTTTGCTCGTCCTGGCACATCCCGAACAGTTTGTGCAGCGGTACGGCGCGTCGAGCAAGCCGGTCCAGCTTCCAGGCGCACAGGATGTCCCACTCCCTGAGCTTCGGCTCCTTGAGCCACGGACCTAGCCCCTGCGTGTCGAACGGATCGACCGAGCCGGACACGTCCAGGTCCTCAGCCCATCCGACGATTTCGTGATCGTTCTGCCGCGCCCACGTCTCGATGAACTCACGTTGGCGTTCCACACTGGTAGACTCCTCCATCATTCTGGAGAGTCGTATTCTCCCAAGAACCCGCATGTCAGAGGAGTGTAGCCGTGAGAACAGCGCTTTCGCAAAGCATGAATATCGAGTTCCCCATTTTTAGGCTTTGACAACTGTGGTAGCGTAACCGACCGTCAACAGAAAAAGAGCCCCCTACCTGCGGTAACAGGCAGAGGGCGGTACACCTGAAAGGGCCAGGTGCATGAAGATTCTATCCCCGATTTTTGCAGCAACGGCAGGGACAGTCGCAGTCGGAGGGTTGTCGTTCGCGCTCTCGTTCACGGCGCTGTCCGACCTCGCAGTCAACAACGGTGTTCCGGCTTGGCAAGCGTGGATGCTGCCTCTCGTCATCGACGGCGGTGTAATCGTTGCGACGGCGGCGACCGTAGCGCTCCGTAAGCACAACTGGTACGCCTGGACCCTGCTGATCTTCAGCTCCCTCGTGTCGGTTGCTGGCAACGTGGTCCACGCACATCCGCACGGCGCTGTGGCGATGGTGCTGGCGGCTATCCCGCCGCTCTGGCTCCTTGCAGCGACCCACTTGACGGTCATGCTCACCCGGCAGGAGGAGGCCCCTGTCGAGGGGTCGGAGGCTTCCTCTCCTGTCCTCCACGCAGCTTGACTGCACCCGACCGGGAACGGTGTATCGACGTATGCGAATACATGCATGTGTCAGATACGAAAAAAGACCCCCACCCCCGAAGGGGTGGGGGCCATAGGCTCAACGGATCTGGTTCCGAGTGTCGAACAGGTACGGGCCGGTGATGACCTCACGGGAGATCAGCTCCCCGGTAGGTCGCTCGACTTCGCAGACCTTGCCGCCGTACTCCCACTTCTCGACCTTGTCGATCTCAGGGAAGACAACCCTCTCGATGCCAGTCGCCTGAATGAGCTTCGAGCAGCCCGCACAAGGCTCCCGCGTGATGTAGAGGGTGGCTCCGATGAGATCCTCTCTGTCGCAGTAGAGCAGGGCATTAGCTTCTGCATGGACAGCAACGCATTTGCCTGGACCTGCGTCATACCCAGTAACACCAGGAACAACTCCTGCTGCCAGGCGTCGAGGACAGGAGGAGCAACCATCCCGTCCAGTCGGCGCACCGTTGTAGCCCGTTGCACGTACTCGTCTGTCTTTGACGACGACTGCGCCAACCTTGCTCCTTTCGCAGTCAGATCTCTGGGCCGCTGCCGTGGCGATCCCGAGGAAGTACTCGTCCCAATCAGGCCGGCTCATAGTCGGATCGCGTTGTGGTAGATGTAACCCCAGTCGTCTCTCTCAACGAACTCGGGGCTGGGCTCGCGGGAGCCCATACAACACCCGCATCCGTCCTCGGTGTAGACCTCTACGTCGCCGTGCTCTGTGAGTTCGACGGCTAGCTTGCTGATCAGTTCGGAGATTCTCACAGGGCCTCCTAGATGAAGATGGGAAAGCCAACGGGGTTGCCCGGCATAGGCATGAAGATCACGCCCTGCGGGCCGTGGTCGGGCGGGATCGCCCCGCTGTCCTCACAGCCTGAGAGTCCGAAGGCGATGGCGATTGCAGCGACGACCGCTGCGATGAGCTTCTTCATGATGTTCCTTTCGGCTTGCGGAGGCCCATAGCCGTGGACCACTTCCGCTTGGGTTTTGGTGGGGGTTCGTAGACGCGGAGAATCTCGTTCAGTACTCGCTCCCTTCGCTGTAGGCGTACGAGAGCTCGCCTTCGAGCGAGGAGATCTCGGTGAGCAAGTCGTGGATCTCGCAGTCCTTCTCCGCGAGTTCATCTGTGAGCTTGTCGATCTCTTCGAGCAACTTCTTCTCGGACATCACCAGGTTGAAGATGTCGTGCTCCTGATCGTCCACACGCTCGTCCAGCCGCTCGATCTCGTCGGCCTGATCCTTCAGCGTGCGGATCAGATCAGCGAAACACCCGTGGACAGAAGCGAACCAGTCGGCGTCAGCCTCTTCCTCGAACGCGGCTACGAAGACATCGCTGCCGTCTTCTGCGGATGCCTTGACCAGGAATCGCTCAGCTTTCGGAGCGGTTTCGCCCTGGTCCACGACGACGTAGAAACGGTCCTGTGCCCCTGTGGTTTTCGCCCACTCCTGGTAGATGAAATCAAAGAACTCGTCATTCTCCATTGCTGTTCTCCTTGGGTGCTTCTAGTGCGAGCTGGGCTCGGATGACAATCGCCTCGGTGGTGACCGCGTACCGGTCGAAGATGTGGTGCTCGCGGACCTCTTGTCGGAGCGTGTGATCGAACATCACAACCGCCTCTCGGTTGCGGTCCAGCATCCGAATGAAGTCCGACTTAGCCTGCCTCAGAATGAGATCCATCCCCACAGCCCAGACCGCTTCATCCGTAACCACCTGGTGCATGACGAACCGCTCCCCTAGCGGGGGTAGCGCTCTCAACTGGCTGCTCATGTTCCTCCTTTTGTTCGTTGTCAAGTGCGGGCCATCAAAGCTGCCCGCAGAAGATACGGGTCGGTGATGTTCGGGAGCTCGTCCTCTTTGACGTAGAGGGAGCCCCATGAGCGGCCTCCGACCTCTGGGTCGGTGCCGATGGTGACAGGACCCATTTCCTCCGTCATGATTCGACCGATCTCGACTGCCATGTCATCGGCCTGTTCGGCAGGCAGCGATGCTAGAACCTCGTCGTGGATCGGAAGACGAAGGTACGGAGTGAATCCCGCTTCGTGCAGCCTCACCAGCGCCTTGCCGGTCACGTCTCGGCTCGTGCTCTGGATCAGGTAGTTGAGCGCCGAGTAGGACCGTGAGGGGTCCACCGGCAGCCGACGACCCATCGGCGTCATGATGTATCCCTGGACGCTGGCAGATTGACCGACGCGGTCCGCGAGCTGAGACACCTTCGGGTATGTCGCTGCGAACGCGGTGAGAACCTTCTTCGCCAGGTCCACGGTGATGTTCGCTTGCTCCGCAAGGGCTTTCGGACCTCCCCCGTACACCGTGAGGAAGTTCGCCATCTTGCCGACCTTGCGGTCTACCTCCGCTGCGTCAGCGGTCATCTGGTGCAGGTCGAGTTCCTTGGCGAATGCCTCCAGCATCGTCGGGTCCTTCGACAGCGCCGCCAGGACGCGGAGCTCCTGCGTCTGGTAGTCCACCGACGCCATCAGGTGGCCGTCGTCAGCCAAGAAGCAACGGCGAACCATCCAATCGCCAGAGGGCAAGGTCTGAGCGGGGATACCAGTAATAGACATCCGGGCTGTACGGGCGCGGAGCGGGTTTATCGAGGCATGACAACGGTCTGCCCCGTCTCGGCTGTCGAGGAACTTCTGGACCCACGTCTTGCGCCACTTGCCTGCCTTCTTCCCTTCGATAATCGCCTTCGCCAACTGCGTGGCTGGGAGATCGGGGTCTCCCTTGACCAGCTCGTTGAGCAGGACCTTGTCGACCTTCGGCTGCCCACCTTCGGTGCGGGCCTTGATCTTCACGCCCAGCTCCATCAGAGCTGCGCCCACCTGCTGCGGGGAGTTGATGTTCTCCAGGCCCAACTCCAGGGCCTTCTCCTTCCAGGCGTCCTCCTCACCTACGAGGCGAGCGGAGAGCTGCTGGGAGTAGTCCACGTCCAACAGGAAGCCCGTACGTTCGATGTACGAGCAGATCTCAGCCAGCTTGTGCTCGTACGGAACCAAGGCCTTGGACTGCCCAGGCACCAGCGGTAGAAGCGCCTGTAGCAGCCGTGCAGCCAGGATCGGGTCCATACCGCCGTAGAGGTTGAACCGCTCGTTGCCGATGAGCTCTGGGACCTTCCAGATCTTCGCCTTCGTTGTCTTGTGCTCCTTCGCCAGGTCGGCCATGAGCGTCTTGACGTTGTCGGCTACGTCGCGGTCGATGTATCGCCGCGTGAGGTCTTCCAGCGCTTGCCCGATTCCGCCTTCGTCCTTGCCCCGTGGGTCGACCAGGTGAGCCAGGATCTTCGTGTCGATGACCTTCGGCCACAGCGTGTCCATCGGCAGATCGAGGGTCTTCTCGAACACCTGGAGGTCGAACGCTGCGTTGTGCAGCACGAACCTCTCCACCGCGTTGATCGCGATGCGGACATCGTTGGCGAATGCCGGCCCCTTCTCGACCGGCACCACCCATGCTTCATTCGGGTTGCCGAACTGCACTGTGCGGCAGCGATACCCGTCGAGGTAGATGTCAAGCCCCGTCGTCTCGGAGTCGAGACCCAAGAAGCGGAGGTTGCCTCGGATGAAGTCCCTGAAACCCTCCAGATCCTCCTCGTACTCCACGACGTTGATGACGACTGGTTGACCAGCAACCGCGCTCCGGATCTCTTTCATGCTCCTCCTTGGGCTAGGCCGCTTCCTTCAGACGCTTGGCCGTCGTCTTGAACAGATCGAGCACTTGCTCCGTAGTGGCGTAGGTGTCGTTGAAGCAGTACAAGTCGTCGTAGAACAGATCGCTCCGGAGGGGTGCAGGCGACCCGTACATCTCCTGTAGCGCCGAGTCTGGGAGGTCCTTGACGAGCTCCTTGACCACCGGATGCAACTTGCCGCCGTAGTAGAACTCTTCGTAGAGGGTATTCTTGAGCTTCTCCTCACCGATACCTGCCACGCCGACAGCGCCGAGCAGGCAGACCTCGCAGGTCTCTGGGTCGATCAGGTTGCCTGTGGTGCGGCCTCGTGCCACCATCTCGTCGTGGGCCTTCTCTACGATCTCTGCGATCTCGTTGCTGTTCACGATCCTCCTTTTGCGTGGTAGATCCCTCGGACGATCCGAGAGACAGTTGCCGGGTTCACGTCGTAGGTGTCGGCAATCGCCTTCTGCGACAACCCAGCTCGATACAGCTCACGGATAGACGACACTTCGCCGGGAGACAGCTTCGGTCGACTAGCCTTGCCCTCAGCCTCCGCTTTCAGCTGAGAGTTCTCTGAAACCAGTTCCCGCACAATGGTGTTCAACCTATTAAGCAGATCTGCCACCTCCCGCACGTCAGCCATACGGCTCCTCGGGGATGTCCTGGTAGGTGTTCGGTGCGATCTTCCGGAGCTCCTGGAGGAGCATCCCGGCCAGTTCCCGAATCTCGGCGTCCGCTGCCTTGTGCCAGCGCTGCTTGATCACGTTGCGCCATGCACGGTGGTTGCCAGTGACGACCATCGGAGAGTTGGTCATGTTCGGGAGAACGGCTCGTGCCGCTTCACGAGCCTGCTTGCGCTCGAACCCGTTGCCGCTCATCAGCTCGTAGAGCTGGTTGTAGACGTTCAGGGACGCCTCGTCGGCCTGGGCCAGGAGGTTGACCGCCTCCAGATACGCCGCGCCCTCCAGCTCCTGCACGGCAGGCGGGGTGTGCCCTCCGAGACCCGTCGGGTCGACGTACCGTTGGGAGACAACCGAGAACGACAGGTGTCGGTGCCGCTCCAGTTCGGTCAGGACCGACCGGCTGGCCTCTATGTAGAACGTGGCGCTAGCGTGCTCCAAGACGCTCTCGTGGCCGACTTCGAGGATGTGTGCCAGGTAGTCCTTGTTCTCCCGTGTGGCGGGGTTTGGGCGGTCAAACGAGCGGTAGCAGTTGCGGCCTGCGAACTCCGCTAGTTCGTCTGCGTCCTCCACCCATTCATCACCCTTGGACTCCATCCAACGAGTCCGGTAGTTCGTCATGTCGAGGATGTCTCCGTCGTTGACGTAGGTGCTGGCTATCAGCGCGACCTTCATGCGTCTCCTTTCTCGGAGCCCCTCCCCGAAGGGAGGGGTTGTCCGTTGTCAAGTGCTAGTCCGTAGGAAGCCAGACGACGCCCTTGCCGCTGTTCTCCGGCGGGAACCAGCCGTGCCAGAACCTGCCGTTCTTGGTACCGGACCTGTACTCGTACGAGCTGTCCGGAGCGGGCGGGGTGCCGGGAGGCGGCTGCTTCGCAGCGGCAGGCCGACCCTTGCGGCCACCGCCGCCACCGCCGCCACCGTTGCCGCCCGAAGACGGAGCACCGCCACGGTAGAACTCAGCGACCTTCTTGGTCTTCGTCATCAGCGCCTGGAGCTCGACATGGTCGTCCAGGATGTCGTTGGCCTCCTGAACCGAGTTGGCGTGGATGACGATCCACGACGCGTCGAACCCTGCGGCCTCTTTGAACGTGAGGACGACCTTGCCCTCATCGCTCTTGTTGATCACCTGCACCGGAGGTGCGGCAGGCTTCTGAGCCTCCGGAGGAGTGGTGTCCCACGGCGAGCTCTCCTGTGCCGGAGGAGCAACAGGCTGCTCGGGCTCTGCCGGCCCGGTCGCCCAGGGATCGTTCTGAGGGAGTGTCATGTGTACCTTTCGTTGTTGTTGCTACCTAGCGAATCGGGCAAGCGCCCGACGCACACTCTTCGTCCACGCCGTCAGCGATGGACTTTGCTGTGGCTGCCTCGTACTCAGCCTTGGTGATCCGTTCGTACGGGGCCTGCTCGAACGACTTCTCGGGGAAGATCGTTGAGCCCTTGATGAGCCCGCTGAACCTCTTGAGCTGGTCGGAAACGTCTTCCGGCGTGTACTCGTCGGGGTCTACGTTTGCGGTGAACGAGACCGCGTTATCAGCCCAGAGCATCTGGTACATCGCCTGGAACGCCAGCATCTCGTTGAGCGACAGCTCGTCTGCCGACTCGACCACATCCTCAGCGTCACGCCCGTAACGGTCGACAACCTGTTGCACCAGAGTGTCTTTGGTCGGGATCGTGACGACCATCGTGTTGGCTGCGTACTTGTCTTCCTCGACTTCGTAGCCCTGCTGGGCGTACTCGTTACAGGTGTTGAACTGCTGCTCGTCCAGGAGAGAGAACCGGATTCGCCGGTTGAAGTACCGGGCGAAGATCGGGTGGATGCCCTCGGACACACCCGGCATCTTGGCGATGGTCCCCGTAGGCGCGACCGTGCGCTTCTTCACCGGCACCGGGATACGCAACTGGTGTGCGTAGTCCTCCGCAGCCTCATCAACGGTCTTGGCGAGACCCCGCAGCATGTCCTTGAAGTTCCGGTTCGTCGGAGCCTCCGAGTAGCGCTGGTTGCGGAGTGCCAGGAACGACGCCACGCCCAGGTGGCCGACACCGATACGCCGGTTGCGGTCCAAGACCTCTCGCGACTTCGGATCTGCGACAGGCGAGAACGTCGCCCGCATCAGGAACCTGGTGATCAGCCTGTGCGCCCGCACGAGGTCGATGTAGTCGATCCTGCCGTTGTCCTTGACGAACGCCGCCAGGTTGACGTGACCCAGGTTGCACGGCTCCCACGGTTCGAGGGTGATCTCACCGCAGGGGTTCGTACAGACAACCTCGTTGGGCTCACCGACGTTCGACAGCGAGGAGTCCCACATCCCCGGTTCGCCGTTGCGGACGGCTCCCTCAGCGAGGGCGTTGAGGATGCGGTTTTTCGGACCTGCCCAGCCCTCCCTGGCCGCAACCCAGAACTCGTCATCGACCTCGACCGAGATGTTCGTCGTCCAGTGCTTTCCTGACGCCGACTTGCAGTTGATGAACTCGTAGATCTGGGGATCTTTCCAGTGCATCATCGACATGCGAGCCGACCGGCGAACACCCCCGGCCACCACACACTGAGCGATAGCGTGGTCGATCCCCATCGCACCGATACCTGTCAGGCACCCCCGGCTGGGGATGGACCAGAAGTTCGCTCCGAACGGCTCGACCTTGTTCCCGGCATCGTTCATGACGCTGGCGACACCGAGCAGCATCTCTGCCAACGGCAGCGGACCCGAAGCCGTGCCTCCGAACGTCTTGAGCTTCGCGCCGGCCTGGCGCACCCGAGACACGTCGTAGACGCGGTTCTTGTGCAGCACCACCGCTGTGTAGAAGGTGTCGATAAGGTCGACCAGGGCTGCCGCCCAGCCTTCACGGGAATCCTCGATGACGAAGGCCCCAGCCCAGTCGGCGTCGTACTCCGACGAGAGCACACCGGCTGCCTTCATCGCCTCGTAGTCCGGATGCTCCGGATCGCAGACGATGTGGACTTCCAGCTCTTGGTAGACCTGAGGGTAGCTGCGGAGGTACTTGTTCGAGTAGTTGGCTCCGACCCCACCGCCTTCCATGAGGCGCATGAACGTGAACTGGAAATGGTCCGAAGGCTTCTCGGTCCACCCGCTCACCCAGCAGTTGAACAGGTGCTGTGCGTTCTTCACACCCGACGCCCACAGATGGCGACCACCAGGGAGGATCTTGAACTCCGACATCAGTCGGATCAGTTCTTCACGCTCACCAGGGTTTTGGTACCGTTCGGGTACCAGAGCCAGGTTTCCGTCAACGACACGTACGACGGTCTCGGGCCAGGTCTCCTTGGTCCCGTCAGGCTTGGTCCTGGCGTAGGTTCGGTTGTAAACCAGCTCTCCAGTTGGCCCCCAGTTGATTTCGTCAGTCACGCAGCTCCTTTCGCGTACTTGCCGCCGACGTACATCTCCAGGTCTTCCTGCGGCCAGTTCTGGAACATCATCGGCTTCTGCTTCGGAAACGCCTCTGGCACTAGCTGACTCCGGTACATCTCGGAGCCGCCCATGCCGTTGAACGTCGCATCGAGGATGCTCAGCATCAGTCCTCCGACTTCAGTCGAGGGTCCGTCGCCGCAGCAGCCCAGTAGTAGACCTCTTCCAGCTTGGTCAGGGCCAGAGACTTCTCCCGACTCTCAGGCAGTGCGCCGTTCAGCTTCAGCGCGAGCTGAAGGACCTCGTTGTCTACGGACTCCGTGAGTCCCTCTGTGCCAGCGTCGATCTCGTCGTCCTCACTCCACGAAGTGAACCGTCGGATGATCTCGTTAAAACTAGCCATCGTTTCTCCCTTCCAGGCCCCACTGGGCCATTTCCTCGAACATGTCCATGCCGTCGTAGTAGTCGGCATCGTCGTACAACTGGTCCACTATCCCCAGCCGATCCCCTGGTGATTGGCGAACGAATCGAAGTCGAAATCGTTGCCTTCGTAGTGGTCTTCGGTGCTCACCTGGCCCCGAGTCCCCGGTCCGTCATCGCGGGTTGCGAACTGGACCCTTGCGCTCTGGTTCATCGCCTTCGTGAGCGCTTCTGTCGCGTGCCGCAGCCTCAGCTCATCCGCGTTCGACTTGGGAACTACCTCGTCCGCGTACCTGCTGACGATGGCCTCGACGTACTGCGGTGTCTTGACGACGAGCTTCTCCAGGCCCTCCATCAGGTCAACCACAGCCGCGTCGAATCCATCGACACTCGTGGTGAGAACTCCCCGCTTCAGCAGGCTCTTAACGTCAGCGACGGAATATGTATACGAGCCTTTGTAGTGGTCGTAGTCCGTCCGCTCCTGACTGGCGATCTGGTGGCCGATCCCGACGATGGCGCGGTACTGTGCCCGACTTTCCATCTCGGAGACCTTCTCCAAGGTGCTCTCGCGAGCCAGAAGGTGTGCCCAGATCTCCTGCTCCACGTCCTCCTGCTCAACGATCCCCGGCCACTGGAAGGCGACGGCTTTCGCCGCCCTCCGAATGACCGGGCCGAGCACTTCTTTGTCCGTTGTCAAGAGACCTCCCAAGTGAAACCGTCGACCGAGAACTTGCCTCGGACGATCTGAATAGGCTTGGCCTGGACGTGCTGACCTTCGACCGTCAGCAGCCCGAATCCCTGCTGCCAGTTGGCAGTTCCGCCCTTGAGGTAGGTGGCCTGCCGCATGTCCATCAGATTACCGACTTCCAGACCTGTGACGATCTTCGAGTTCTTGCCCCGAGCACCGTAGGTGTAGCTCCCCAGCCCCAGCCGGTGGGTGTGACCCATGACGATGGAGTAGAGCGTCTTCTTCGCCGCGTTGAGCGCGGTGTTGCCTGCGATGGGAGACAGTCGGATACCGCCACGGTGCCCGTGCGTGGACAACCAACCCGGTGCGATGTCGTAGAACTCCGGCAGGAGCTCGACACCGAACCCGTCGAAGTCCAGGAGCTTCTCGAAGTTGAACACGTCCGACCCAGCAAGGGCCGGCGCGTTCTTCTCCAGGTACACACGTGGACGCTCGTCGTGGTTGCCCTCGTGGACGCCTACAGGACCGTCGTAGACCGCCCTGAGAGGCTCCAGGAACCGCTTCTTGCACTGTTCTGAGTCTCGGTACACCGAACCCTCGAACTCAGCTCGGCTGCCCTCACTCCACCTCGACGGCTGCGGGTAGTCCATCAGGTCACCGATGTGGATCACTTTGGTGGGCTGGAAGTCTCCGATGAACCGGATGACCGCCTTCAGAGCTCGACGGTCGTCGTACGGAATCTGCGTGTCACTGATGACGACGATCTGCTCCGTCAAGCGAGAACCTCCACGAACGGGCCTTCAGGTTCGACGTAGTCGCCCTCTACCGGGTACAGGTGGTACATCGTGCCGTGGCCGTCAGGCTTGAACAGTGTCCCGTTGGCGTCGCTGACGACGATCCCTTCTCCTGGAGGGACCTGGAACGGGTAGTCCCAGGTGCGCGGCTCCTTGACCTCTTCCCAGGTCTCCGCGTCGATCCACGGTTGTTCGTTGTAAAGTCGCTCACCCAGGCCGGCGTAGCCTGCGATGTCGACGTACGAGTCCCGGTGATACCCGACCTTGGCTCGTGAGACCTTCAGCAACACCATCAGGTTGATGACGTCGAATCCGTTGAGCTCCTTGCCGATGTACGCAGACCACATACCCGCGATGCGCTCGAACGACTCGGTAGCCTCGCCGTACTGCTGCTGTCGCTCGCCGTTGATGAGGCGTTCAGCCTCCTGGAGAATAGTCTCCGTCACTCGATAACCTCCGTGTAAGGGCCAGTCCAGGCGTCAGTGGACTTTCGACCGTCCTCCCGAACCCAGGTCTGACCGTTGTGTTGCCAGGTCATCCCGTCGTCGTCCTCGAGTGTCAAATGAGTCGGGATGTACATCAGGTACTCCCACGTCTGTGGTGCCCGGTAAGGGCTGTCAGATGGCTTCGACACGGTCGTGTGCATGACCTTGTCGTTGGCCTCCTGAGACATCGACTGCGCGAGAAGCGAAGGGAAGATCGACGGCTCCGTCTTCATACCGAAGGCCCACTCATCCTTGTTGAAGATCGCAACCCGCTCGTCCTTGTCGTAGACGTACAAGGTTCCGTCGTACTCATCGAACGAGTCACCGTTGACGGAGATCCAGTTTCCGTCATTGAGAGAAACGACGATGACGGTCACTTGTCCACCTTCTTCAGGCTCATGTACAGCAGGCCCAGGTCTTCCAGCGCGTCCTCGGCCTCGCTCTCGCTGATCACGACGAACCCGTTCGCATACGTGATGGTGGTCGGAGAGACTGTCCAGTTGCCATCGTCGCGCCACGTGTCCTTCTCCGCGATTGCGATGATCTTCTCCCCTACCTTCAGTTCTAGGCGGGAGTTGACATCCTCGATGGTCACCGGGGTTTCGGTGACGATGGTTCCTAGCTTCCGTGTGTAGCTCACACTTCCTCCTCTTCCAGTGATTGAGCCAGCGCCGCAAGGTATTCCCCTGCGCTAGCTCGTACCAACGCCGCCAAGGCGTGTTCCTTGTCGGGTGCGACAACCTGAATCGACACCTGCGCCCCGTCCTCGAAATGGACGGTCATGTCGATCACGAGCTGGTCGTCTTCTTCGTCCAGGCCGAAGGGGTCTTCCCCGGCCAAGAACTCCAGGGCCTCCTGCCCGAGGTCCAGCTCCAGCTGGTCCTCATCGTCCGTGTGGACGTAGTCGTGGATGTCCTCCAGATTCACCTTCTTATCCTTTCCAGCAGAGCGGATCTACCGCCCTGTCCCATCACTACCGAGTTCACGTCCTCGCCTTCTGGCATAGGAATCACCTTGGCTCCAGGAATCGAACTCGCCACTCTCTCAGCGAAGTCCATCCCAGGCGGGTCACCATCGGCGAACACGTACACGTCCCGGTAGCCGAGGAACAGCTCCCGCATGTACGGCTTCCACGTCTGTACACCCGGCACACCGACGCTCGGAATGCCGCACAGATGCGCTGTGATGCAGTCAATCTCGCCCTCGGTGATCGCCACCTCCGGGCTGTGTTTGATCAGCGCCAGAGTGTTGTACAGCCACGGCTGATCGCCCGCTACCGTGAGATACTTCGGCTTCTCGTTGTCGAGACGCCGGAACCTTATCGAGACGACCTGCCAACGGGATTCGTACGACCACCGTAGGTACGGGATCGCCAGCATCCCTCGATACATCTCATGACCAGGGAGTGGATCTCCCACGTACCCGAGCATGAACCGGTCGATCTCGGCTTGAACTTCCGGAGAGGAAGTCACTAGGCCGCGTGTTGCCAAATACTCTTCGCCTGGACTGCCGGGGAGGCTTAGCCTGTAACGGTCGGTCGCTTCCCTCAGAAAGTCCTTCTGCGATGCGCTTAGCCTCTGCAAATGTCACCCCCTCCCTTTCTCTGATGAGTTTGATGAGGTCGCCTTTCACACCGCACACGAAGCAGTTGAAAGCGTTGTACTGCACCGATATTGATGCAGATGGCTGCTCGTCCCCGTGGAACGGGCACAGACACGATTGCCACCGAGACGCCGAGACCTTCGGTGGCTCCCAGTCGGGGTAGTACCGCTTGATCAGCCGGACAATCGGGGCATCACCCATGTCAGGACGGCCACTCCTTGAGCAGATCGTTGATCAGGTTGGACAATGTATCCCAGATCGCGAATGACTTTGTCGCGCCATACTTGTCGAGGTAGTGGACCCTTACAATCTCCGCCTCGTAAGCGCACGTCTCGCAGTAACCGCTGTGGTAGATGTCCTCCTCCACCGACACGACTTCGTCAACGTCGGTGACCCCCTCTTTGATCAGGAGCTGCTTGAACGCTTCCTTGAACGCTTCCTGAAACACGCTGTTGCTCAAAGGTTCTCCCGGCCTTCGGAGTGGACCGGCTCCTCGTCCGCCTTCATCTGGACGAGCGTGATGCCCTCCAGGATGTCGGCGGCCACCTGCTCGGCGTCACAGGAGTAGATCGTGACCCAGTCGGAGATGACGTCGACGATCTTTTGCCGCACCTCCTCGGGTGTGAGGATCACAGGGATTACTTTGACGGTGATGCTGTTTTCTGCTTTTGCCATTATGGTCTCCTTGTTTGTCTGCCCTTCAGAGTCTTCTTGACTGCGGCCTCCAGGAAGGCCGTCAGTTCATCGAGGGTGAGTCGCACGTAGGCGATGTCGTACGTCGGGTAGCCTTCATCCACACCGATCTCGATGGAGTCGCCTACACGGGAGACCCAGATCTCCCCGCCGTTTTCGAGCTCGATGGTGCTTGCTCCGAAGTCCTCTCTGACCTGGACCGTCACTTCTTGCCCGCCTTCCGATCCTTGCGCTCGTTCACGAGCTCGGTCTTTCCGGTGCGACCGGCCTTCCTCCGCGCCTCCGAGCTGATCGTGATCAGCGCGTTGCCGTTCGGCGCACTCATAGGTCCCGGCATGTTCCTCCTTTGTCCGTTGTCAAGCGGCTTTCATCTCGATGGGAGCTATCCGGTATCCGATCACCGCGATAGCCGGTGGGAACTTCAGGTAGTCCGCCCCGCGCTGGAACGCCTCGGGATCGTCCCTGAGATGCCCCACAACATCTCGGTTACACGGTCCGCAGAGAAGGCCCCTGACGAACCCTGTGTCGTGATCATGGTCAACTGAGAGCTTCTTTCTCCCCTTCCCCGTGGCACGCTGGCAGATGTAGCACTTCCCGCCCTGGAACTCGTAGATCATCCAGTATTCCTTGGCGGTGATGCCGTAGATGTCCATCAGCCTGCGCTCCCACGCAGCGTCTTTCGTTCTGGCCTTGCGAGCCCGTTCGTGCGTCACGCATCTCTTGCCTGGTACCGGCTTGCCGGCCTTTGTCAGGGCCGGTTTCCGGACCGTCGTGATGCCCTCTTCGATGCAGTCCTTACACTCGACCTTCGCCATCTACAAGTACCCTCCTCGCGGAGCTCCGTGGCTGAAGCACGCCCAGCCGTGGATGACGTCAACCACTCGGGTTTGGTCTTCCGGTGCGAACTTGATGATGAGGTGGCACCCGCAGCTTGCTACGAGATCCTGTTTCAGATTGTGGTCAGCTGGCACTGTCGTTGTCTCCACTCAACAACCACCAGATGAGCATCACCAGTGCGTAGATCGTGATCAGCACGAACGCGGCCTGCTGGTCAGTCATCGAACAACCACCCCACGAACCCCACGCCTGCGATGATCAACGAGATAGCCACAACCGCGATGAGAGTGTTGGTCACGTCGTCATACCTCCGACCCACAGCCGTGAGATCGCCTTCACAGCACGGGAAACCGGCTTCGCGACAACCTCGGTCGGCTCTTGTCCGTTGTCAAGTTCGAGCTCGATAAAGGCTACTTCGAGCCCGAACACGTTGAGCGACAACTTCATCGGAGGTCAACATCTGGGACGACGACGGAGGGCTTGAACGTGACCCGGTAGAAGTCTTCGGAGACGTGAGCGCCTTCGACCTGCTCCATGAAGTAGGAGACGTTATCGGATAGGCCCAAGAAGTGCTTCTTGATCCCGTCCTTCGTCTTGCAGGTCACGTCGAGCTTCTTCGACGCCGTGTCAGCGTTGATCGAGCACCGGCCCTGGATCTCCAGCAGGTACTTGTCGGTGATGCCGTTGAAGAACACGATCCGGCGATTGATCTCGAAGTTGTCAGCGGCCTTCGAGACGTTCTCCGAGGCTACGTCGGCGTCGTTGACGCCACACGCAGACATGCCGATGGCTGCGGCTGCTGCGATGACAGCTGTAGTGATGAGTTTCTTCATGGTCCTCCTTAGAGTGGATCTGTGATTTGCATTGTGTCCCCGACGAAGTCGAGCGTGGCGAAGTCTTGACCTGACGGGTCTGACTTGCCGCCTCGGTTCTTCACCGTGGAGACGTTGAACGCGTCCGGACCGTAGTCGTTGGTGATCCGGTGCAGTGTCAGCACCATCTCGGGCACACGCCCGATCTGGCCTTTAATGCCGTTCAGAGGGATGGGAACGTTGCCGTTGTTGAAGTCACCCTTCACGTGGTGCAGCGCGGCCACACACGACGCCGTCTGGCGTCCCATGTCGTGGAGGTAGTCCATCAACCCTTCCAGGCCCGAGAACGGGTCATCTTCGTTGGCTCCTCCTTCGATACGGATGTTCGTGATGTTGTCGATGACGGTCAGAGCCGGGTACTCGCCGTACTTCTGAGCGAACGCTTCCAGCGGGTCCTCGATCTGGGTCAGCGTCGGGGATGCGTCGTACTTGAACATCACCTGAGCCTCCTCCAGCGCGTACAGCGCTTCGGGCTCCAGCGACTCCTCACGGATCTGCCTGGCCGACTTCTCCATCGTCATGCCTGTCAGTATCGACACGGAGCGTGTGAGCTGCGTGAACGCGTCCGAGTCCGCAGAGAAGTACAGCGTGGGCACACCTGCCTTCAGCGCGTACGTCAGAGCGAACGCTGACTTGCCGATACCCGGTGCCGCACAGATCAGACAGAGCTGACCACGCAGGAACCGAGTTCCCTTGTTATCCAAAGTCTCCCACACCGTAGGCAGCGGATCACCAGCCGAGCCTTTGATGTAGAGCGACTGTCTAGGTGTGTACATCAGCGCCCCCTGTGGACGACGATGTAGCCGAGCCGTTCAAGCTCACGCCACCTGCACCCCCGCATCGTGGATCGGCACACCGCGATCCTTGGCATAGGTCTCCTGGTCAAGAGCCTTCTGCATCGCGTGTGAGAGCTGCGGACCAACTGGGAGCCCGAGCTCCTTGGCGATCTGCGGACCCTTCATGCCGCCTCGGAACATCCGGAGTACGCCGCCCGTCTCGTGCGGAGCGTCGTCGGCGTAGAGAAGCTCGCGCTCTGCGGGGTCATCAAAGTTCGTCTTCGTCGTAGTCATCTATATCTCCTAGCTCTGGTAGCGGGATGGTTACTCGTGTGCCGTCTGGGAAGCGGACGGCGATGTCTCTGTCAACTCCGTGGTGCCATGTGTCGTCCATGTCCAACCACTTGTGCTCTGCGGCTCGACGCTTCTCAGCCGCCGCGAACCTGAACGCTGCTTGCTCTGCCGGGAACGGGTAGGACGAAGGACCGTTGAGCCGGTCCAGTCGCCCCATCTCCACGAACCAATACTCAGCTTCCGTGCTGAGTGGAAGGTCCTTCTTGTACGTTGTCAAGCGTCACCCCATAGAGAATTGACACGACGCCGACACGTCGCAGAACCGACACTTGGACGGTTCAGGGTCAGGCTCGAAATTCTCAGCCTGGATATTGGCTTCGAGATCGTGGAACATCTCGGTCACACGCTCGACAGTCCAATCGCTCAAATCGTAAGGGAATGTGGCCTTTCCGGATTTGCCTAGCCAGAAATCCCCTTCCATTACATCGACGCCGAACATGAGCTGAAGCGCAACGCGATACACGCCGAGCTGGAAATCGTCCGAAGGTGCCTTTCCGGTTTTGTAATCGCGAACCCTTAGTGCTGTCGAGCATTCTTCCGGATCGTCATCTTCGACCACGTCAAGGACTGCGTCGATGAAGCCCTTGACCGGAACCCCGTCCAGGTCGATGTCAAACGCGATCTCAGAGCCAACGTCGCCGTTCGGTGTAGTCCAGAATCGCTCCTCCGGATGCTTCTCGTTCCACCGGAACCACTTCTCGATCTGCTCCAGGCCGAGCTTGAAGCGTCGTTCGATGTCAACCTTCCCACCGTAAGGACCTGACCGGGACCAGAACTGCACGTTCGGCGTGTGCTTGCACATCGCGCCGATGTCTTTGTCGTACTCCTGAGCAAAGAGGGCCTGAGCGTCCTCCAGAGACATCGAACCCTTCGACTTAGCCACTTGGTCCAGGACCTCGTGAAGAGCCGTTCCCTGGGGAAGCCAGGCGGCAGGCCGGCTCCATACACGCTCGATGCGAGCCAGCCAGTAGGAGTAGGGACAGAGGTAATACTGGTTGTACTGGGAGACGCTCCTGTGTGGTACCTCCTTCGTCATGCGGCTCCTTCCAAACTGTCATGTGCCCGTGTGTAAACCGTGACTTCGACGGTCCCTCCGTCGTATGTCCCATCTTTCTCGATCTGCCAGCTCGTCTGTGTGAATCCGTACCTGTTGAGGTACTCATTCACCGGCGCATACTCCTCCCCGAAGAGGTCGACTCCTACACTCCTGCGGACCAGAGCCTTGGTGGCCTGCGCTGTCGGGATCGTGGCGACGAACAACCTGCCTGGAATGCCAATGGAGAGTCGTGGGATGAAGTCTGCTGGCGAAGCTGCACGTGCCACTTACGAGCACCCTTTCTTATGGCTCGATTTTGGGGTATACCCATACATTCATTCCTTCTTCAGTTATGTGGGTGTACTCGTTCTCACGCACGATCAAATTTCCGTCCTTTTCTTCCCTCGGTCGATAAGCCCAACCACCGTGGATATTGTCTTCGCACGGAGGAATTGCAGGGTCATACTCGACAACGAAGTCGCCCTCGTGCAGCTTGTTGTAAAAGCCCCGAAGCCTTTTGAGGATGATCTCTTTCATGCCGTCGCCGTTGGTCGCCATGTATTCGGCGTGGTGCCGCAACATGCGGTACTGGTATGCCTCCAGGTGACGACCTGATACTCCATTGAACGGCCACGCCTTAGCGATTACTTCTTGGCGCGGTGTGGGCGGGATGTACTTCTTGGCGATGAACGAGACTGCCTGACGTGTCTTTCCGACATGTCTGGCTATATCCGCGTACGTCCACCCGTAAGTGTCGCGGAGAATGCGAATTGGTTCAGGGGATAGCCCGTCAAGTTTGAGTAACTCGATCAGGATGGATTCTTGGTCTGTCATTAACACGACCCTCCTGTGAGATTGGCCTGTGCATGGTACGTGCCACTCGTACAGCTGACAACTTCATGTCTCCTCTAACGTCGGTGCGGACAGCACCTTTGCCCTCGTATAAGCGAAGCGAGGGCCAAATCATGACTCTTAGTCGCGTCTTAACGCAACCTTAATCTCTCGTGTAAACCCGCCCTTAAGCCTTGACAGATTCCTCTCTATGTGTTAGCTGACGGGTGTTTTGCTGGACCAACAAGCGGACTAGAGATCCTGCCGCTCAGCACCACCAACGTTTGCGGCAGAACTTCGACTTGCTATCCTTCTCGTCTTCCTTTTTGCGGGAGTCGTCGTGCGAACGCTCTCTGCCTGCGGATTTAGGCTCACACGTGGGCGATTCACCGTGTGCTACATGCCATATTGAATCTGCTCTCAGCCCGCCATGTTCTGTGACATGTTTCTCAGATCTGGGAGTACAGTCCCACGAGTCGGCACGAGCGGTAGCTGATCCGAAGAACAGGACGATGAGAGCTGAGAGGTAAACAGCCGCTACCAACGCGAGCCATCGCGGAACCACTCAACCCTCCCTACACTCCCGGCACCGACAGTGCTGGTCGCCACAGTCGTCACCCTCTGCGTGCTCCTCGATCCACGTCGAGGCAGCGCGGCCTTCACCCAAGGCTTCGAGCAGGCCGGCGAGTGTCTCAACCTCCACACACGAGAGGTACGTAGCCACGTCTGCGGCAAGCCAGCCGTCTGCCCAAGAGGTCAGGAACGACTGAACCACGTCCGTAGGTAGCTGGTACGCCTGAAGCTTCGTCACCCCTTGCCCTCCTTTGCTGCCTGGAGCCCTGCCACGAAGCCGAGCCTGAACATCTCTTCCAGGTGCGGCATCACGAGCTCGGTGATCTTCTCTTCCATCTCCCCCGCAGGGTCATGCCATTGCTTGCCGTCCCAATACATCGGGTACTCGCCATCTGACAAGTACCAACCCGGCCCAGACGAAAACGTCCAGTGCTGGTCGATAGACGGCATCTTGTCCTTGAGCTCAGCGGCCAGGTTCAGGTCGATCATCACTTCCCTCCGTAGACGTGTGCGATCAGCATCATCGTGGCGCGGTCGAGCCGCTCCTCGGCTTCAGCCAGCTTCGCCTTGAGCTCCCGCACGGTGAGGCGCTCGACATCGCGGGCAGTGAGCAGCGTCAACAGGTCAATGTCCAGCTCCATCGTGAAACCTCCTCAGTCGAAAGCGGATTCGGGAATGGTCCGGATGGTTCCGATCGGCTGATATCTGCCCCAGAGCTTGGTACGGAATAACTTATCGGTCGGGATGTATCCGCGTTTGATATCGTCGGCCACCTCGTGGAGCATCGTGGCGATCTCTTCGGAGGTACCGCCGTTGACGTAGATCTCGATCATGGTCATACCTTCCACGGTGCGCCGTTAGGGAATGGACCGTCCCCGTCAGGGTCCCGATAGATCACGTACCCGTCGTTCCACTCGACGTAGAAGCCCATGTCGTTCAGAAGCCCCTCAGCCGATGCAGCGATGTGCTGCAAGTCTTCTCGGCTCCAGTCATCCACTTCTTCGATAGCTAGCTCCGCTTCGCAGAGGTAGTCGGAAGCTCTTTCGTAATCGTCCGGATGGGACCATTGCGCGATCTGCTCCACGTCTTGCACGAAGATGTAGTCAAGCTCGTCCTGTGTCCGCAGCGACGAACCCTCGCGGATCAAGAACGGCTCGGCCTGCACCGCTGCTGTCACGATTCCTTCTCCTTCTTCAGTTCGTCTCGAAGCTGCATGACCGACGCGAACCTGTCGATGGCGGTAGCCAAGAGCTGGTACTCCGCGTCATCACTTTGCACGTGGTGTACCTCGACCGTTGTCGGCATACTCCCGCCGTCGATGATCGTGACCGACTTGGTCCGCGACAGCAGGTTGTTCTCGATGGTGACCTGACACCTCATACCTTGCCTCCTAGACGATTCCGACGAAACCAGCGCCAACCATGTTGGCTCGAACCTTCCGCGCCTCAGCGTCAGCCTCAGCGATGGCCTCAGCACGCCGCAGTGTGTAGTCCTGCTCGTCTCCATCCCAGAAGCCGAAGTAGTTCCAGCACGAGTCGACCTCGGTACCTTCCGGATCGGTCAGCACCCAACCGAAGGTGTCTCCCGCCGCCCACGCCTGCCACTCCCGCAGGCAGCCACGGACGTACTCGTCCACCATGTCTTCCGGCACATCGACAGGGGCGACAGCGATCCCGAAGTAGGAGTTGTCGAACCTGTCAGCCGAAGGCTCCACAGGTGCGTAGCGCTGATCCAGCAGCGTGACGCCTTTGTGTCCCTTGAGCGTCAGCCAGCGGACCACAGCAGCGCCACTACGACGCTCGTAGTCGTACTGGTCAGAGCTCTTGGACCACCGAAGCTGATGGTAGGCGTCGACAGGCACCGGCCCGTCCACGATCCAATCGTTGCCGCGCTCGTCCACCATGAAGACCGCGAACCCGTAGTTGAACGGACGGTCAGCGAAATCATCGACGTACCACGTCATCGTGAAGTCACCGGCTGGGGTCGGGATGATCTTGATGTCGAGGATCTGCGTCATGCCTTCTCCTTGGTCTTGTGTCCTGTTGTGTCGCTGTGGAATCGGGCCGCTACTTCAAGCGACCAACGGTGAGTGGACTTGTGCTGCCATGTGCAGTCGAGGCACTTTGCGCGGTGCCTCACGCCTTCTCGACCCACACCTTGCCGCTGGCGGTGAGCGGACGTAGCTGGTCTGCGAGCTTGTGTGCTTGCTGCTCGTCCCGATCCTGTGCGTAGAACCGAGCCTCACCGTACCTGTCGATCACCCAAACCTCGTACATCCGTTGGCCTCTCAGTTCACCAATCGCGGAACACGTAGTCAACGCCGTTGTAGTAGACCTCTGTCATGTCTCCGGACATCGACAGGTCGTTCGCGAACTTCTCGCAGTTGAAGTAGTCGAGAGCGGTACCTTTCAGCCCGAGAACCTCCTCGGCGTACTCGTACGCGTAGTCCTCCAGCGTCATCGGTCCGACGTACCGATCCTCAAACTGCGACACCGCATCTGCGACATCTGCGAAGCAGCCGATGTCTCCGACAACTTCACCGAGCCATGCGACGAACGGATCGCCATGCTTCTCGATGGCTTCCGACAGGTCCAGCAGCGTGCCGAGGTCCTCGTGCTCGAAGATACGGATGTTCCCTAAGCCTTCGTGGTCGTGGATGGCCCACTCCTCGTTGCCGTCAAGCAGGACAGCCTTCACCGCGGCCTCCAGAGCTTCCAGGTCGCCCGAGTACTCCTCCAGGTCGATCCATGCGCCGACGAGATGTCCCTCGTTGTACGCGGCCAAGTCAGCGACGTAGATCTTTGCCATTATTCCTGTCTCCCTTGCTAGTTGGTGAACTCTGCGATCAGCTCACGCCCGGTCAGAGCGTTGCTGCCTGATGTCTTGAAGACGCGAACCAAGTCCTTGCCATCGACGTGGCTGAGCACGATCTCAGCGCCGACGTTCCAGCCGTTGGCTGTGACGACGAGGCCGGAAGCCTTGGACCCTAGCCGTGACACCATCTGACGGTTGCCTTCAAGCGTGCCTCGAAACTGTGCCATGCTGATACCTCCGATGGTTAGAGTTGTTGCCTTACAGGAGCGCCCGTCGAGGGAATCGAACCCTGCACACGTGAGGAGGAGAAGCTCACGCGGTACCGAACACGGGCAGTCAACGCTTACGCGCTGACGAGATTGTTGCGATTGAGGAACACGTCACGACCGTTGCCGTAGCCGTTGTGAGGCTTGATGAAGACCACCAGACCAAGCCGAGCCTTGATCCACTCAGCCACAGCTTCCGTGCCGAAGTCGCACATCGAGGAGTCGATCATCGTCGGGTACCCACCGCCGCAGCCGTAGTCGAGGATGCCTTCCCAGACCAGCGTGTCGATCAACTCTTCTGCGTAGTCGGTGAGGTCCGAACGATGGTCTGCACCAATCGCTTTCGCAACGGCGTCGTACACGTCGTCACGACCGTACAACTCCCAGTGATCAAGCATGGTTTCCTGCTCAACCTCCGAGTACAGCTGGTCATCCAAGACCGGGTAGTCCTCCAGAGCCTCCAGGACCTCGATCAGATCAGCCGGTGCCTCTTTGTCGAGCTCAAGCCCGATGTGCCTGCTGCCGGAGTACGGACCGTCCGTCAACGCTTCACAGTCCGACCAACGCTCACGCAGCTCACGGTAGTTCGCGATGTCTGCCACATCCGCATACCCGTGGACGTCGTAGCCCATCGTGTTGTTGATGATGATCTGCGACGGAGCGATAGCCTTGTAGCCCTCCTCGTTCCAGAACACATCCACCACGTGCGAGAGGATGTTGCGACGGTAATCCTCTGTCGCCCAATCCTCCCCGTACACGTCCGCCAACACTTCACGAACCGTTGCGGGACGGATGTCCAGATCGACACCTTCCAGCGTATCCAGGTTGAGCTTGTAGGCGTAGGCGTCGATAGCCTGATCCTCGTCCCACTCGTTGCCGAACACCACACCGTTGATCACGAAGCCTGCCATGTCATTACTCCTCGAAAGTTGTTGCCTTACAAGAGTGCTCGGTAGTGGATTCGATCCACAGCATCACGCCTTGATACCGAGCTCCAGGACTTCAGTCCCACGTGTCCCCGACGTTGATCGTCCGACCAACTTCAGCGATCACTTCCAACTCACCCGAGCAGACGAGCTCGCCGTTGATAGTGAGAAACCTGACACCTTGGCTGTTGGCGAAGTCGTGCTTGAGCAGATGCCTCGCCATGCCTAGATCAACTCCTCGATCCACTGGGCTGCCAGCGAGAACGCAGTCTCCTTGCCTTGGAAGTAGCCCTCCCCCCACAGGCTTTCCTTCTCGTGCTCAAGTTTCGCCATGCCTTTGGCGTCCTTGACAAGCTTGCGTAGTTGGTCCACCAACTCCTGAAACTCAGGGTGTGTTGCGCTTCCACACCCGCCCACCTGTGCAATCACGACAGTCGCGACATCCCAGTTGCGAAGGATCACGTCGAACCGGAGGTCCATCCCTCCGAACGTGGTGGACACAACCCTCAGCAACAGAGACTTGTCTCCCCGGTCCTCGATCCCTTCGATGGTGCATATGTACTGGTCCCGGTAGAGGAACGAGTCTCCGACCTCCAGATCGTTGGCATAGATCTCCTGCGTGCGGAACTGAATAGTCATGTCTTGTGTCCTTTTGTCCGTTGTCAAGTCTCCGCGATCAACAAAGTTGGCCGCTCTAGCCCACATCTCCGATGTGTGCGTAGCGAATACGAACGATGTTGTTGCCACGGCAGACGTACACCTTGCCGTCGATGTAGACCTTCCCCTGCTTGTTCATCCCTACTTGTCTCCTCTTGTCCGTTGTCAAGTCTGATGGCAAAGAGTGAGCAGCCGTCATTGCAGACGGACCCTCAGTGCTGTCGAGGGTGCGGCTTGCCTGCCCCGCCTCTTTAGAGCGAACGCTCAGGGTTGAGGCCCAACCCAGAAGTATGTTGCCTACTTGTGGCGTAGGTTGCCTTTAACGTGCCGTTACCCATCCTTGCACCATGTCTCGTGACTTACGTCCTGGAGCCTCCACATGCTCTCCAGACCGACTGAGCCCATAGCTCGGGGATGGCAGGGTCATCGCGATCTATACACCACGCTCGCCTGATCATCACGTTCTCTCTATTGACCGTCAGGCCCAGGAGGGCACGATGGGTCTCCCGCCCACCGACGGAGGCACTAAGCCTCGGCACACAGTCCCGCTTGAGGGTTAGCTGTGGTCTATCTCCCGGACGTAACCTAGCTCTCGCTAAAGCTACTACCCTGCTCGGTATCTAGTTTTCAAACAACTTGGTTGCGCTGGCTTCCAGTCTAGCAGACCGTTTGTCCGTTGTCAACCGGGTGGATCCTGCGTATTCGAGCAGCCGGAGCGGCTCGAACGCTTTCGACTCTACCGTGCGGTTTGTCCGTTGTCAACCGGAGTGATCGGGACCAGCTATGCGCGATACCGCTGGCGGGTCAGGCGTAAGCCCGATCTAGGGTCGACCGTGGACATAATGCGCCCATGAATCGAAGATCCACCACTATTGAGTTCGTCAAACATCATCTGCCGCTGTCACCGGCGATACAACGATCAAACCACACGGTCTGTACGTTGTCAAGTGCCCGGGGGAGGAATCGAACCTCCCCGTTCACCATACGGGCGAGTTAAACCATCCACTCCGACATACGTGCCCAATCGCACGTGTTCGTCTCGCGTGGACTCACCTGGAGTGTCACGTAGTGGGTGCCCACGCCGTACACGCGAACCACGGTGCCCGTGACTTCCGCGTCAGCGCGGCCGAATCGCCGGTAGGTGATCGTGTCACCCACCTGTGGCAGTGGCGGGAGCTTGCGCGCCCGGCGAGCTGGGGCTGAGGTCGGAGCTGCTGTCGTTGTCATGCCACGAATCTAGCACGCCGCCGGTGTCCGTTGTCAAGAGTTGCACAAATCCGCAGGTCGGAGGCGGTTTCGGACAGCTGTCCAGGTTCGTTTCCGCAGGTCAGACGGGTGGCGGCCCAGGCAGGCCAGAAGTGTGGGGAGTGTCACACAACTGAGGGTTGCGGTATCAGCGCTAGGTGAGTAGAATCGCGCGTCCGTCGCGGTGAGGGTATGGAGGTATCCCCTGCTGGCAGAGCCCCGGGTGAGGGAGGCGGCATCTTAGTGCAGGGCAGGCGGGCCTGGCAAGGGGTATGTGATGTGGGATATCGCACAGGCAGGCAGGGCACTGCGTGAGCTGGGCTTTCGCGTCGGGCGGGGTTGCTGCGCGGGCAGGCCGGCCTCGCTGTCTGTGCAGGTAGGAGCAGGTGCTTAGGCAGGCTGTGTGTGTTGCTGTGGCGTGGGTTGACAGGCACCCCCAGGGGGTGTACCCTGCCCCCGGGTCTTTCCCGACCGGGAGGTAA